CGCTAGAACCGCTAGACCCAGAAGTCCCTCTAGTCCCTGAAGTTCCTGAAGAACCGCTAGTTCCGGATGTACCACTAGAACCTGAAGTTCCTTTAGTTCCATCTGTTTCACCACTTGTTCCGCTTGTTCCTGAAGTTCCGCTAGTACCTTTAGTACCATCTGTCTCACCGCTTGTTCCTGAAGTACCTGAAGTACCTGAAGTTCCATTAGTTCCGGATTTACCGCTAGAACCTGAAGTTCCTTTAGTCCCTGAAGTTCCTGAAGAACCGCTAGTCCCGGATGTTCCACTAGAACCTGAAGTTCCTTTAGTCCCATCTGTCTCACCGCTTGTTCCGCTTGTTCCCGACGTTCCTTTAGTACCATCTGTCTCACCACTTGTTCCGCTTGTTCCTGAAGTTCCGCTTGTTCCTGAAGTTCCGCTAGAACCGCTAGACCCAGAAGTCCCTCTAGTCCCTGAAGTTCCTGAAGAACCGCTAGTTCCGGATGTACCACTAGAACCTGAAGTTCCTTTAGTTCCATCTGTTTCACCACTTGTTCCGCTAGTCCCTGAAGTACCTTTAGTACCATCTGTCTCACCACTTGTTCCGCTTGTTCCTGATGTTCCGCTTGTCCCTGATGTTCCGCTAGAACCGCTAGAGCCTGAAGTTCCTTTAGTCCCTGACGAACCTGAAGTCCCGCTAGAACCTGAAGTCCCTGAAGTCCCTGAAGTACCTTTAGTACCATCTGTCTCACCACTTGTTCCTGAAGTTCCGCTTGTTCCTGAAGTTCCGCTTGTTCCTGAAGTTCCGCTAGAACCGCTAGACCCAGAAGTCCCTCTAGTCCCTGAAGTTCCTGAAGAACCGCTAGTTCCGGATGTACCACTAGAACCTGAAGTTCCTTTAGTTCCATCTGTTTCACCACTTGTTCCGCTAGTCCCTGAAGTTCCGCTAGTTCCTGAAGAACCACTAGAACCTGAAGTTCCTTTAGTACCTGAAGAACCGCTTGTTCCTGAAGAACCGCTAGTACCTGAAGAACCACTAGAACCTGAAGTTCCTTTAGTACCGTCTGTTTCACCACTTGTTCCGCTAGTTCCTGAAGTTCCGCTAGTTCCTGAAGAACCACTAGAACCTGAAGTTCCTTTAGTACCTGAAGAACCGCTTGTTCCTGAAGAACCGCTAGTCCCTGATGTACCACTAGAACCTGAAGTTCCTTTAGTACCATCTGTCATACCACTAGTTCCGCTAGTTCCTGAAGTTCCGCTAGTTCCTGAAGAACCACTAGTTCCTGAAGAACCACTAGAACCTGAAGTTCCTTTAGTACCTGAAGAACCGCTTGTTCCTGAAGAACCGCTAGTCCCTGATGTTCCACTAGAACCTGAAGTTCCTTTAGTACCATCTGTCATACCACTAGTTCCACTAGTTCCACTAGTTCCACTTGTTCCACTAGAACCTGAAGTTCCTTTAGTACCTGAAGAACCACTTGTTCCTGAAGAACCACTTGTCCCTGAAGAACCACTTGTCCCTGAAGAACCACTAGTTCCTGAAGAGCCACTAGTTCCTGAAGTTCCTGAAGAACCGCTAGTACCTGAAGAACCGTTAGTTCCTGAAGTTCCTGAAGAACCGCTAGTTCCTGAAGTTCCTGAAGTTCCTGAAGAACCGCTAGTCCCTGAAGTTCCTGAAGAACCGCTAGTACCTGATGTTCCACTAGACCCTGATGTTCCTGAAGAACCTGATGTTCCAGAAGTTCCTTTAGTCCCTGATGAACCAGAAGTTCCGCTAGACCCTGAAGAACCTGCTGCTCCTGACGCTCCATCAAGATTTGTAACCCATGAAGAAAAATCTCCAGTACCATTTATAACGGTTACGGTAACTTGTAAATCACCTGTTGATGCGGAGTAAGATATAACATCACAAAGAAATTTATTTGTGTTAGAATTGGCAATAATTAAATGTTGTCCTATTGTGTAAGATAATCCTGTTGATGTAGTTAATGATAATGTCTGGCCACTAACTAAAGTTGATAAGTTTATATAATTAGTTGATTGTCCAATAACCCCTAAACTAGTTCCTGAAGAACCATCAGAACCTGAAGAACCTGAAGAACCTGAAGTCCCACTTGTTCCTGATGAACCTGATGTTCCGCTAGTGCCTGATGAACCAGATGTTCCGCTAGTACCTGAAGAGCCACTTGTTCCTGAAGAGCCACTTGTTCCTGATGAACCTGAAGTCCCGCTAGACCCAGATGTTCCGTCAATTCCGCTCGTCCCGCTAGACCCAGATGTTCCGTCAATTCCGCTTGTCCCACTAGAACCCGATGTTCCGTCGATTCCGCTTGTCCCACTAGAACCCGATGTTCCGTCGATTCCGCTTGTACCGCTAGACCCCGATGTTCCACTTTCTCCTGAAGTTCCTGCAGTACCATTTGACGACCCTGAGGTTCCGCTAGCACCACTAGAACCTGTTGCTCCTGAAGAACCACTAGTCCCTGAAGAGCCGCTAGCACCACTAGAACCTGTTGCTCCTGAAGAACCACTAGTTCCTGAAGAGCCGCTAGAACCTGAAGTTCCTTTACCCGAAGAACCACTTGAACCCGAAATTCCTGAAGTACCGCTAGTTCCATCAACACCTGTTAAATTAATAGGTATTGTTGCACCATCATTTCTAAATAAATCTAATCTAGATGTTGCGGAAAAATAAGTACCCCCCGTAACATATATATCTTGTATTGCTGTTGCAAATTTTCTCCATCTGGCGTTGATTCTAGTAACCCCGTTAATACCTTCAATCGTGGAACCTGTCCAAGTATTAATAAGTGATTGACCTTCCGGCGAATTGTTTTTTACTGTTGTTCCGAAATCGGATATAACGACAGTGTCGCCACCAGGTCCTGAAGCTCCTAAAGCGTCAGACCATAATGTGTTATAATTATCTATTGAGAATTGATATACTTGGTCTGTTTCATAAACATAAACCAACATACCCAATCGTCGTCTACCTGATGAAATATTATCAGAATTTAATGTTATTGTGTCAAATGAAAATGAAGAATTAATTCCTTTATAAAATTGAATAGGAATAGTATTACCTGAATATTCAATATCCCCTGTATTTCCAAGAGGTATTACATAAATTAAATCATTTAAGGTGTAAACCTCCATAAAACCACCCGTATTTAAAACACTAAATGTTGTTCCAAATGTGCTGGTTCTTGTTGAAGATATACCCCCTACAGCGATTAAAGGAGTTAATGGATTTTTATAATTTAAGTTAGACATAATTTAATAATTATTTGTTACGGAGAAACATTATTTCCTCTGAAATAAATACTTTGATTATTGTTTAATGCGAATATTCTATGAGGAAAAGTCGTATAAACTCTATATGTTGTTGGAGGAATTGTTCCACCACTATATGTGAAAGTATAAGTGTTAATTGTTCTTTCTGTATTTATTGTTGCTAAAGAATTAGGGTCACCATCACTATTAACATCTATTGATGTTTGTCTTTGATTGTTCGTTAATAAAACAGGGATTATCCAAGTATACCAAGCCGTGTCTGATATTGTATTTTGAAGAATTTCTGTTGTTAAGAAATTATATCTAATAATTGGATTACCAAAAGTGTCTAATCCTCCACTTTGTTGTGGAACCGATTGACGAATAACTGACGGGAATAAACCACTAGTCCAACCACTAAAGTCAACATAACGATTCATATCTAGGTTAAATTGAGTTTGGTTTTGATTTGGTTGGCTATTATTTGAGAAACCAAAGAAGTTAGACTCACCATCAAACATCCATTGACCAATTTCAGTGGCTCCTGACATTGGCTCAATAAATAAGGTTGCGAAATAAACAGGTGTTGGTGTTGGAGTCGGTGTTTTTGTCGGTGTTTGAGTATTTGTCGGTGTTGGTGATAACCCAATAGTTGGTGTAGGTGTTTTTGTTACCGTTCTTGTTGGTGTTGGTGTACGAGTTGGTGGTATTGGTGGGCAAGGATTAAATGTTGGCGTAACCGTTGGTGTTGCCGTAGGTGTTGGTGTTTGAGTTTTTGTTGTTGTAGGTGTAGGTGTTACCGTAGGTGTTGGTAACGGAACGTTTAAAATATTAGGGCAGTCACTATCCAATACTAATATAGTATAGGTTCCATATACACCTCTAGGTGGTGTTAATAATCCGGGAACAAATAAATACGGTAATACTTGATTACCCAAATTAATGACAATGAGTTCATTATAAGGTTTGAATAAAATATTTGCTACTTCTCCATCGTAATTAACACTTTTTATCGTTATTGATTGTGACATTTATAATATGTTTACGAAATTGTACTGATTGTTATTGCGACAGATGGTGTTGATGGTCTGTTATGAGGAGACGTTACTGGTCCCACATATTTTAAATACACGGTACGGTCATCCGAATCAAACACAAATTCAACATATTGACCAGCAGTTAAAACATACGAATATGGTATAAAAGGTAATTGTTCATTATTATTATTTAATAATACAAGTTCACCCGCACTTCTTTCTACATCAACACCATCAACTCTTGTCCAAAAATATACTGTTGCATTTGCTGGTGAGGATGTATTTTTATCCAATTGGAATGATACTCCAAATAAGTATGTTCCATCCTGTAATGCCGTGAATTTTGAATTATCAACTAATTCAAACCCCACCTGAGATTCTATAGTATCAACATATACAACTTGAGGTAAATCTAAATCTACTGTAGAACCTGATACAGGTTGGTTTACTGTTGATGTGTATGAAGCGTTTGGTTTTGCTAAAATTTGAGAGTAGTTAATATGGTAAGTTACACCACTTAATTCCACTGGAGCAACCATATTTGGATTTGGCGTTGATAATAATGGTAATTCGCTAATTGTTTTTCCTGTTAACATAATTTTGTTTTATTTATAAATATTGTTTATTTTTAATTAAATTTTAAATACTTCGTATTTTATACTGAAATATATTTATACAATGGTTGGTGTTGGTGTAGGAGTTTGAGTTGGAGTTTCCGTAATTGTTGGGGTTGGTGTTGGAGGTATTTCTATATATTTTAAATAAAGTTTATCAAATATTGCAGTATTACCTGTAAGTGTTGACCCGAAATTATAAAAATACCCGAACGAATCTAATGTTGTGTTTGTGTATGTTCCATCTGTCGCCACACTAGAAATACTATATCCTGTTGTTAGTGTAGGGTCAACCCAAGCCGCTCCATCATTTCTGAAATATAATTGCCAATTATTTGTTATCGAATCATAAGAAACCTTTAAACTTAAATAATCACCATCACCGAACCCTGGTGAATTTGGTGTTGATAAAATCGTTGTTATATTAGCATTTGCTTGCAAACCACCTGTAAAACTAACTAAACGCCATTGTCTAGTCCCTGACCCTCCATAAACTAAAGCATAACCATAACCATCAGTTAACACATTAGTCCCACTTGACGCTAAAATAACAACTTGACCAAAAAGACCTGAATCAAACCCACTTAAAATGGTGGTCCAGTTATTTCTTACATTCACAGACCAGTTAACAACTGTTGGGTTTAAGTTTAATTGAGAATAAAAATTAGGATTATTCACTAAAGTATATGTGGACATTGTGTAAAGTCTTCCGGTTGTGTTTGTATTATCCGCTCTTAATCTTAAATAGTTTGAACTAACGATGGAGATATTACCTGTGTTTGTTATTGTAGATGTATATGTGATAGATGGTGTTCCACCAGGACTAACTGACACTCTATTAAAATCGTCCACAAAAACATCATAACCCGGTGCGTATGGGTTTGATGGTGTTGGTGTATTTGTTGGTGTTTGTGTGGGCGTTTCAGTATTTGTTGGTGTTTGTGTAGGTGTTTCGGTGTTTGTCGGTGTATTAGTTGGGGTTTCAGTGTTAGTTGGTGTTTGTGTGGGCGTTTCAGTATTTGTTGGTGTTTGTGTAGGTGTTTCGGTGTTTGTCGGTGTATTAGTTGGGGTTTCAGTGTTAGTTGGTGTTGGTGTTTGAGTTGGAGTTTCGGTTGGTGTTTGAGTTGGAGTTTCAGTTGGTGTAGGGGTTTGAGTAGGGGTTTCAGTAGGTGTTTGAGTTGGTGTTTCGGTATTTGTTGGAGTTTGAGTATTTGTTGGTGTCGGTGTCGGTGGTATTCCAAGAAATTTTAAATAAAGTTTATCCCCCACCAAGATATAGTCACCAATTCCATCTAAAATAGCGTTATTTATAATTTGTTCCGGTGTTGTTGGTGTTGGTGTAGGCGTTGTTGTTGGTGTAGGCGTTGTTGTTGGTGTGGGTGTTGGTTCTAACCCGGCAATTCTTAAATATAAAGAATCTCCTACAGAGATATATTCTATTTCGTTAGTTATAATAGCGTCATAAATATTGTCTTCCACTTGAGTTGGTGTAATTGTTGGTGTAATTGTTGGAGTAATTGTTGGTGTGTTAGTTGGTGTAGGTGTTGGAGGGTACACATCAATTTCATAAGTAAAATCATCTATTAAACATACATTAGTATTACAATCCGGACAATCCGGATTAAACATTTTGAAAGTGTCTTTTAATAACTTAAAGTTATGTTTTATTTCAGGTGCCGATAATGGTGAAACATACATTCTAAATTGAGATATTCCCCCATCAAAAGTTCCAGCAAAATTCTGTTCTATTAATATATTATTATTTAAACCTGAAAATGTTGTCCCACTTAAATCATTAGTTGGCAGACATTCAGGGTCTTGTATGTATGGACCTAATGGAGATGTGGATGAAGAGAATGTTAAATTTTCTCTTAAACCTTGAGTGCCACCACCCCACGAAACATTAAAGGGAACACCAACTTGTTTTTCTTTATCAGTATTTAATCCTCTTGGGATAATCTCTTCAAAATCCTCAATAGTGTAAAATATTTTACCATTAATATAAATTTTTAATCTACCTTTTCTATAGTCTTTATCTAATAACCATTTTTCATTTAAATTAACTAATTCTATTTGTTCTGGTGTACGACCATTTGTATGTGTATAAGGTACTGTGATTAACGATACCGTGTTATTAGCTAACGATTCTAAATATTTTCTTTCTGTTATATCACCAAGACCTCCACGATACCATAAATCACAAGTGTCTAACCAAGTATATCTTTCCCAAACCGCATTTAACTGAAACCAATGTTCTTCCTCTAAATAAGCTGGGTTAATTATCTCACAATCAGGGTATATTCCACCAGGTGAACAATATTCGGTAATTGTATATCCTGTTGTGTAAGTGATTCCTGTTGTCTCACAACTACCAGTTGTTTCACATCCTCCGGTGAATCTTAAAACTTTTACGCCAATTTGTGGATTCTTTGGGTCACCACAAAGTTTGAATGATAATGCGTTGGACATTGAATCATATAATGGGTCAACCTCACAAGTATTTTCTATTGATGTGAATCCTGTGGTATTACAAGTGTCGCAAGTATCACAAGTGGTACAATTACTACAAGTTGGGGTACATATTGGGGTTATAACACAATTAGATTGAGTTGATGTTGGCGTAGGAGTTGGTGTTGGTGTTATATCAATAATCGTCTCACAGATATGGTCTTGACATTCCCAACCACAACTTGCACAAGAAGTTTCATTACAACCACAACCACAACTAATTTTAGTTACTGGATTTCCCCCACATAAATCACAACCATAACTGGCGTGAGTATCGTGTTGATTATTTATAGACCTAGGTGGATAAACATATATACAACGACTATTAGTTATTGTATTATCACAACAAGCACAAGTTGTCACACCCGTTAATTCAGATGTTATTCTTGTATATCCTGTAAAACAATTTGGAGTACCATTTGCGTGATGATAAAATTTATTTTCCGCCCTTGTACCTAAATAAAAGAATGTGTTCTTATTTTGGGGATATATTACATTAAGAGTTGTCTCACCTGAACTTGGTGTGTATTCATCAATTAAACGAGGTTTTAAAACCATCTCAACGCTCCACCCTTTATTTACTCGTTCAGGGAAAATTTCATAATCATATCCAAATAATTTATAAAACCCTTGATAAAATCCTCCATATAATTCGTGGTATTTACCTTCCGATAATCCTTCTTTACTTACAACCTCATATAATATGGTTTTATTAAACCCTGAAAATCTAACATTAGGTGATTGGGTATTACCTGTTATTTGAAATAATTTTAATCTTCTATCAAATGATAACCTATCAAATTTAATAAAATCTGAATATAATCCTTTAGTGAAATTAATTGTTTCACCGCTCATTTTATCAACCAAACCATTATCAATACCTGTTAATCCAATATCGCAAGATGTTGATGATGAAAAACAAGATAAATCTTCATTATTTGGGTTATAGTAATTTTGAGATACAAAAATATTATTAACATTATAATTTTTATAAGTTAATGTTTGGTCTTGTACTATAAGGGGGTTATTTATATCGAAATAAAACGGCAATCTATTACCGTAAGTTTGAGCAATCAAATATGGTGAGAAAATTACTTCCTCATTATAGTCTCGTTCATCATTAGTTAACGACATATCTTGTGAGTCTAAACTCAACTTTAGAGACCAATTTGACTTATAATATTGATTTATATTCTGACTCGCCATCTTTTTTATGATAAATACTCTAAAACGAAGTATTTATATGAAAAAGTTATATGATAAATTTTAACACGGAGTACTTCAGTAATAATTATTACTTCTTTTTAAAAGATAGAGGAGATAAAATATCCCTATATTATTCTGTTGCGGATACTTTAACCGAATCAAGAAAAAAAGATGACAAGATTGACTTTGATAAAAAAGATACAAAAAAAATTAAAGATGTTATGTCTAAAGTTTTAAAGTCAAAGAAAAAAGTGTCAAAAGACGATTTAACTAAAACTTTAAAAAATGTTAAATCCAAAACGGAAATAGAAGAATTTGTTGATGAGGATGGTACAATGTTAACATCTAGAATACCATATATTAATACGGCACTATCTCCAAGAAAAACAATGGACCAAACCGTTCCTATGGCAAGAACAACTAACGACCCTGTTACTAGAGGTTATAGAGTTTATTATGGTGAGGGTGAAGAAAAGGGTGATGAGATGATAAATGAGATTGACTATTCCGAAGCATTTGGATATGTTGAAACTGAAAATATGGATTACGATAATACGGTTAAAACTCTCGCTAAAATGGGTGTTGAAAATCCTGAAGAAAGAGCTCAAGAATTTGGAAAACTTCCAAAACAAAAAAAACACGATGGTAAGTTAAAACAAAGATTATCAGAGAAAGATACAATAGAAGAACAACAGAAACAACAAATGACTAAAATGGTTGAGGATATTTTAACCAAAAAATCAAAAGACGATTCTGGTGTTATAAAAAATAATGGTATCAGTAAAATATTAATGAAAAATCTACAATCTATTAAAAAAATTGCTGAAAAAGAAGGTATTAGTATTAATATGTTAATTAAATCACTAAAATCAAATGAATAAGGATTTATACGGAAAATCTTTTGCTATCCCCCAAGATGTCATTGAATATTTACATCAATGCAATCAAGCTGTTGGTGAAGTTGATGAAACAACCGAAGGATTTAAAAGAAATAAAGATTTAAGAGATAAGAAAGAAATTACATACCAACAATTAAAACGAATGAAAAATTGGTTTGATAATTTTGATGGTCACGAAAATGATACTACTCATATTTTAAATGGTGGACATTATGTGAAAAATTGGGTCAATGATACATTAAATTCTATGAGAGATAATGTTGAGAATACTAAACAGAATAAGTCTGAAGTATTACCAAATCAATTTATCCAACCTCACGAAAAAAATGATATGACCACAATGAATAGACCAACTCAAGCACATAAATCAGCGGTTAATAGATATGATTCAGCAATTGTTGAGAATTTACAAAGAATAAACGATTTAATAAAAAAAATAATTTAAGTTATGGCAAATATAGACCCAACAGACTTAGCTCAACCAGAAAATAAGTTGTCGTCAATTGCGACAGCTCAAAGAGCAATATTATTCCCGAAAAATGATTATAAAACAACCAACCAATATTCTTCGGTTAATCCTGACGCATTGGCGGATGGTGATACTAAAGGTAAAGGAACTGGTGGAGATTTAGATGTTTATAATCAAGGTGCCGGAGCAATCCAAGACATTTTAGAAAGAAAATCTGAAATAGTAGTGAATACCTTTAAACCAAACGCACCTTACACCACACCAAGCGCTTAATGAAACTTTACAATACATTTAAGTCCCTTATTTTAGAAGTAGCGTCAGTTGACTCAATAGTCAATGCTATAAAAAATAAAGACAAGATAATAATTTACTACGATGGTGATGAACCAGGTGGTCGTGGATTAAGGGAGATAGAACCTGTATGTTTTGGATACAGTAAAGCCGATAACCCTGTCTTACGAGCTTGGGATACTCAAGGAGCGTCTCACACCGGTTATAAAGGAGAACAACCCTTACCAGGATGGAGACTTTTTAGAGCGGATAAAATCCTTTCTTTTAAACCATCCGGAGAAAAGTTTGACACACCAAAATCCGGCTATAATACAACCGGAGATAAAAGTATGACAAGAGTTATCATAAATGTGGTTTTTGATGAAGAACCAATACAATATTAAAACATTATGACAAACGAAAATAGTTTAATGGAAAAATTAATGGTGTCTAAAAAAATGATAGATATCCATAACCAAACACCAAGAGGGGGATTACCTTCTATGGATTCTTATAATTCACCAGAAGTTGCCTCATATGACGCACCAAAGGCTAATTATGTTTTACCTCAAGAGTTTTTACAAGAAAACTCAACAACAAATGAGCCTTATCTATCATCAATTCCAAAAACACCAACGACACAACAACCAATGACTCAAGATAGAGTTATGTCGTCTAAATTACCGGATGAGATAAAACGATTAATGATAGAACATCCAATCAGTCAACCAAACTCTATGGGGGGTGGTTCAGTATTGTCAGATGAATTAGTTGAGAAGGCGTCTAAATTAATGAATTTAAAAGGTCCTCAACAACCAAAACAAGTTGTTAAAGAACAATCATCTCAAACAAATTTTAATAACAAACAATTAAAAGAAATGTTAAAAGAAGTTGTTGAAGAAGTGTTGTTAGAAAATGGTATACTTGCCGAATCAACACAAAAATCAAATGAAGTCTTTTCTTTTAAAGTTGGGAAACATATATTTGAAGGTAAGGTTACAAAGATAAAAAAACTATCTTAACTTTATTTACTCTCAAGATTAACCCTCATCTACCAAGTTGGGGGTTTTTTTATGGGGTAATGGTTGATATTTTCATTAAGTATTGTTATATTTTCATTTATAATTTAATAATATGAAAGAAAAAATTAATGTATTAGTTCTACCATCAGATACGTCAGGTGTTGGAAAATTTCGTTCGGTAGACCCTCATGTATTCTTACAAAACCAATATCCCGATGATTTTCATGTGGATATTGACTATACCCCAAAGATAGATGATATTAATTATTGGAAAAAATATCAGATAATTCACGCACATAGAACTATTGGTAATAACTACGAAGTGTCGTCACAAATAATCAAAGGGTTAAAAGAATTAGGGATTATTGTTATTGTTGATATTGATGATTATTGGTTACCAACAATAGACCACCCAATCCATAGTATTATTGTAAAACATAAAATTCATGAGAAAATTGTTGCGAATTTAAAAGAAGCCAGTTATGTAACAACAACAACTGATTTATTTGCAAACGAAATTCGTAAGCTTAATAAAAATGTATTAGTTTTACCAAACGCTATAAATCCAAAAGAAGGACAATTTAATCAACCAACACCACCATCAGAAAAAATTAGAGTTGGATGGCTCGGAGGTAGTTCTCACATTGAGGATTTAAATTTGTTGGGGGATTTTGTTCAAAAAAATCAAGACATAAATGATAAATTACAATATGTTATTTGTGGTTTTGATATTAGAGGTACCGTAACAGAACTTAACCCACAAACAGGTGAAGAACGAAAAAGAGACATATTACCTCACGAAACTGTTTGGACTAAATATGAAGATATTTTTACCAACAAATATAAAACTGTCGATGAGAACTATAAAAAACATTTATTAGAGTTCAAAGAACGAGAATTCTTATCAACAAGTGATTTACCATATGTTAGAGTTTGGACAAAACCTGTTACAACTTATGCTATGAATTATTCAAAATTTGATATATCTTTGGCACCGATTAAAAATCATATCTTCAATAGGATGAAATCTCAATTAAAAGTGATTGAGGCTGGGTTTTATAAAAAAGCATTAATTGCATCAGAAATAGGTCCTTACACCATTGATTTAAAACATTGTTTGAAAAATGGTAATTTTACTGATGGTAATGCAATTTTAATTCCTGAAAATAGAAATCATAGTGATTGGTCTAAATCAATTAAAAAGTTGGTTCAAAACCCTGAAATGATTACTGAATTGGGTGAGAGATTATTTGAGACCGTTAAAGACAAATATGATTTAAAAAATGTTACGATTACAAGAGCAGAATTTTACAAATCTTTAATTAAATAAAAAATGATAAACATACCTTTAACCAAAATATTGTTTCTTGATATTGAAACAGTTGGTGGATGTAAAAACTATACCGAGTGTAAAGTTAACAATCCAAATGTCGCAAAACAATTTGAGAAATATTTTGATTGGTTTCAAAAAAGATTTCCGGAAGATATTGGAGAATCATTAGACTATGTTTTTGAAAACCGAGCGGCTTTAGTTCCCGAGTTTGCAAAAATTGTTTGTGTTAGTGTAGCGTTTGTTATGGACAATGGTGATATTAAAAAACAATCATTCTCCGGAGATGATGAAAAAAAATTACTAAAAGATTGCCAAACATTACTTAATCGTTGTGGTAAATTAGATTTTTATCTATGTGGACATAATCTTAAGAATTTTGATATACCAATGTTGGCAAAACGAATGATTGTTAATGGTTTAATGCCTTCATCAATATTACCATCTTACAATACAAAACCTTGGGAGATTAAAGCCATTGACACCAAAGAAATTTGGCAATACGGAGCTTACACCGCAATTGGTTCATTGGACTTAATGTGTTCTTGTATGGATGTTCCATCACCAAAGGAAGGTGATGTTACCGGAGATAAAGTTCACGACGCGTATTGGAATAAAAATATGTTACCAGAAATCACTGCTTATTGTGAACGAGATGTGTTGGTATTAATTGATGTAATAAAAAAATTAAAAGAATTAGAATAATGGAATATAATAATTTAGATTTTTTAGAGGAAAAGGCTAAAGAATTAAGACAAAGATTAGAGGGTGATTTTGAAGATTTAGATATGACCGAAATGATGAATGAATTGGGTGTTGATATTAAAGATTTAGAGGATAAAATGTTAAATCATAGAACTAAACTACCATTACAATTTAATAAATTACATCCCGATGCAACAACACCAAAATATAATTATGAAGGTGATTCAGGGTTTGACTTACATTCTATTGATGAAGTAGTTATACCCCCATTTGGGAGAGCATTAGTCCCTACAGGATTATCCTTTGACATTAAAGATGGTTATGAAATTCAAGTTAGAACCAAAAGTGGGTTAGCCATTAATCAGGGTCTTATGATATTAAATTCTCCCGGAACAGTAGATTCCTCATACACTGGAGAAATAAAAGGAATTATTTTTAACACTAACCCTTTTGAGTTTACAATACATAAAGGTATGAAAATAGGACAAGCTGTTCTATGTCCTGTTGTAAATGGGGGTTGGGTTGATTTAATAGAAGTTAATAAAATAAACGAAAAAGATAGAGGCGAAAATGGATTCGGAAGTACAGGAATATAACATAAAAGTTGCATTAGTCTGTATTGCTAAAAATGAGGATAATTACATTCAAGAATGGGTTGATTATAATAAAAAATTGGGGTTTGACGACATTTTCATTTATCAAAACAATTGGAGGTGTTCAATTGACGAACCTAACGTAATTAAAATAGAATACGATGGAGTAACAAGACAAATACCCTGTTATAATGAATTTATTAAAAATTATAAAAAAGATTATGATTGGGCCGCGTTTTTTGATGTTGATGAATTTTTAGTGTTAAAAAAACATAAAAACATTAAAGAATTTATTTTTGATTATAAAGACCACAATGGTATTGGTATTAATTGGGTCATGTTTGGAGATAATGGTTTATCTGAAATTAACAATGAATATACCGTGATTAAAAGATTTACCAAATGTCAGTCAATCCCTAACAAACATATAAAAACAATTCTTAATTTAAAAGAATATAATCATATGAGTGTTCACGCTCCAAACAGAGAAATTGTTGATACTAATTATAGAAAATTTAAAGGCCCTTTTAACGATAAAGGATTAATAGACATAGCACAACTTAATCATTACGCTTGTAAAACAAAAGAAGAGTTTATCCTTAAATGTGGTAGAGGGAGAGCTGATTTAAAAATAGGTAGAAATATTAAAGAATTTAACGACTTCAATTTTAACGAAATAACCGATTTAACCGCATACAATTTTTTATATGATAACAATAATATACTCAACACATAAAGACGAAGCATACAATAACAAATTTAGACAACATTTGTTACAAAGTTCCGGATTAAAAGATATTCAAATATTAGAATATATTAACCATAATCAATATAGTTTATCCGAATTATATAATAAAGGGATTTCAGAATCAATTTACAATATAATAGTTTGTTGCCATAATGATATCAAACTTGAAAATGGTTGGGGTAAAAAATTACTTAACGATTTTAATGAAAATCCTGATTATGGTATTATAGGCAAAGCAGGTTCTTGCTATTTTCCTAAATCCGGAATTTACTGGGAAAGAATGAATCAAACAATGGTTGGTCAAGTTTATCACCACCCTGAAGGTCAGAAAAAATGGATTAACACATATTCATCAAAATTACCATATTTAATACCTGTGGTAACTATTGATGGATTATTCATATCGTTTAATAAATTAAAAGTTAATCATCAATTTGACGAAACAATTGGTAAATTTCATTTTTATGACCATTTATTTTGTATACCAAATTATTTAGATGGTGTTAAAATTGGTGTTACCTCATCTTTTGAAATTACTCACGAATCCGTCGGACAACCAAACCAAGAATTTTTTGAATCAAAAGATAAATTTGTTGGAAAGTGGGGTAATAAATTACCTTTGGATTTAAAACCATTTGAGGTTCACATACCAATTATAAAAGAAAAACCATTAAAAAATATTGGTAAAGTAGCTGTTATTATACCAACAAAAGGTAAAACTGAACTACTATTTTCTTGTGTTAATTCCTTTATTACAAATTGTAATACCAATTTATTTGACATTTTTATTGCCGATACAGGGTCTTCTGAATTTGAGAAAATTGAAATTAAAAAATTTATATTAGATAATCAAAATATTATTAATATAAATTTAATTGAATATGATTACTACAACTTTGGTAAAATTAATAATGACGTTGTTAAAAATCATATAACCAATGAATATGAATTTTTATTATTTTGTAATAATGACATTAAAATCCTTAATAACATTATCTATGGGATGTTAAAAACTTTTAAGGAAAATCCAAAAATTGGGACAGCGGGATGTCGACTACATTATGAAAATAACACAATACAACATAATGGTGTTGTTGCTTATATAGATTCTAAAGGTAGTTTTGGTGTGGGACATTTGGAATTAAATAAATACTATTCTAACTCATACACAATTAATGATGTTATCGGTTCAACAGGGGGTTTATTAATGATTAAAAAAGTTCTTTTTGAAAAATTGGGAAGTTTTAATGAAAATTATATTTCTTGTTTTGAGGATGTTGAATTGAATTTAAAATCTATTTTATTAGGATATAGAAATATTTGCGACACTAATTTAGTTGCTTACCATTTTGAAAGTCAGACTAGAAATGAAGACCCTAAAAATTTGGAAAAATTAGAAGTAGATTTTAAAAATAATTTGTTCCCTTTTGTTTCTAATAATATTGAAAAACTACACAAACATCTTTTAAAGATTTAAACATAGACATTTAAATTAAAAGAAGTATTCTTATAAAATAAAAAACAATTATAAAATGGCTGAACAACGAAAAAAGAAACCAATAACTACATCTACACCTGAACCAACAGGTAAACCGGTAAGTAAAAAAGAGTTAATTGGTCAAATCATTAAGAGAAAAACTAAAGAAAAATTTTTAACTCTAAATCAAAAAAAGTATTACGACACTTTAATTGATAGTGAAATAACAATTTGTTCCGGACCGGCAGGTGTTGGTAAAAGTTATATAACAATGAAGGCGGCTATTGATTTACTTTCAGAACCAAAAAACTCTTACGAGAAAATAATCATTGTTAGACCGGCTGTTGAGGCTGAAGAAAAATTGGGTTCCCTACCAGGGAATGTTGAGGAAAAACTTGACCCTTATATTTTCCCATCTTATTACTTATTAAATAAAATTATAGGTAAAGAATCTAGAGAAAAGTTAAAAGAGATTGAAGTTATTGAAGTATTTGCTTTAGCTTTTATGCGAGGTATGAACATTGATAATTCTATTTTAATTTTTGAAGAAGGTCAAAATGCTTCTCCAAGTCAAATGAAACTACTGTTAACTAGAATTGGATATAATAGTAAATTCTTTATATCTGGAGATGTGGAACAATCCGATAAATATAAAAATAAAACACATAGTGGTTTATGGGATGCAATTGAAAAATTTAGAGATGATGATTACGTATCAACATTTGAATTTAAAGATAAAAACGATATTGTAAGAAATCCTTTAATTAGTAAAATATTACGTAAATACGATAACGAATCCGATGAGAATAGCAATTGAGATTAATGGCGTTTTAAGAAACACTATTGGTAAAATAGAACAAACATATCAAAAATATTATATTGACAAAACTGATGGTATTGAAGATGAGATATTCAGTTATGGTATGTCTTTACCGGTAACATCACTAACATTACAAGACCATTTCAAATTTCAAAATGATGATGAATTATTTTCATTTTTATATGAAGAATTTCCAATGGAGATATTTGGTCATTCACAATCTTCGGAATACTCAACATTCACCGATTTAAATGAGATATATGTGAATTTAAGAGACAATCACGAATTATTAATCGTGTCTGACGAAATTGGTAGGTCTAAACCAGCGTCATTATTTTTCTTATCAAAATTTGGTTGTTTATTAGAAAAAGTAAAATTTTATAGTAATTCCACAATAAATTCTATGTGGAACGAAATTGATGTTTTACTTACATCAAATCCTACCTTATTATTAGAACATCCTTCAGATAAAATATTAATAAAATTTGAGACGGAGTACAATAAAGAGATTAACACAATCCATTCAATAACATCAATTAAAGAACTGGAAGATAAATTAAAAAAAATTATAGAATGTTAAAAGTATTAGGTGAAAATTATTATTTGGATTTAGATAAAATTGATGCTTATGTTCAAATAGAAGAGAAAGTATCGTCATCCGGAGAAACAGAGGGTACAGCAATTAGTATTATAAAATACGAAACAATTAAATTAATGTTAGAAATAATAATGGACGAACAGGAAGAAATTGACGATAAATTAGGTATTAAAGGTATTAGTCAATTATCAATTCCGTTTAAATTAGCCTTTAACACTTTATTATATAAAAATTTACTAAACAAATTATAACACAATGACACAAGAACAAATTTCAAAATTAGAGAAATCTATTCAGAACATGAAAGATAAGAAATCTAGAATTTATCTTTTAGTTCAAGACACTAAAGGCAACGCGAAAGCCTCATTATCCTATATCTACAATTTAGGTATGACATTATTAAATGAAGGGTATAATCCAATTATGTTACACGAAAAATCTGACTACACGGGAGTTCAAAGTTGGTTAGGTCAGGAGTACATGGATTCATTACCTCATAAACCAATTGAGGGTGAAAATTTAGAGGTTTCTCCTGAAGATTTCATTATTTTACCTGAGCTTTATGGGTTTGTAATGAGTCAAATTTCCAATTTACCTTGTGGTAAGATAGTTTTATGTCAAGCATATGACCACATATTAGAAACTTTACAACCAGGTCAAACTTGGTCTCAATTAGGGTTTTTCAAATGTATAACAACTTCAGAGATTCAAAAAGAATATTTAGAAAATATTATGAGAAATATCTCATTTGATATATTAAAACCATTTATTTCCGACGAATTTATACCAAATCCATTACCGGCTAAACCAATTATTGCCATACACGCTAGAGACCAAAGAGAGTCCACTAATATTATAAAATCTTTTTATATTAAATTCCCCCAATATAGATGGGTAACATTTAGAGATATGAGAGGATTATCTGAGACTGAATTTGCAAAAGCACTAAAAGAGTGTTTTCTTTCTGTTTGGATTGACGAAACAAGTTCGTATGGTACCTTCCCATTAGAATCTATGAAATGTAATGTTCCTGTTTTAGGGTTAGCACCTAATTTAGTACCGGAATGGATGAATGAAGATAACGGTATTTGGATTAATAATAAAACACAAATAGTTGATTATATTTCTGACTTTTTACAAAATTGGTTAGAGGATAGTATTAACGAAAATTTAGAAGGTGAAATGTTAAAAACAGTTGAATCATTGTCAACTAAAGAAACTTTCAACTCCGAAGTAATAAACCTTTTTGAAAGATACTTGTCTGTTAGATTAGAATCATTTGAAGAACAATTATCTAAACTAGAAACAATAGAATAATATGGAAGAAACTAAAACATTTGATGTATCCGTAATATTACCGATAAAATCAGGTAAAACATTAGGATTTACAGAGTATTTTGAAAAATGTATACTATCATTACAAAATCAAAAAGTAGAAATAAATGAACTAATAATTGTTCATACTGACGAAAGTTATTTGGTTGATTATTTAAACAAGTTTGACTTTGGAAGTTTAACGGTTAAGAAATACGAATGGACTAAAGACCCTAACTACGCCGACCAAATAAACTATGGTGTTAGAAATTCAAATTCAGAATGGGTTTCATTGTTTGAATTTGATGATGAGTATTCTAGTATTTGGTTTAAAAATGTTAACCTTTATAGTGAGGTATATCCTGATGTAAACGCTTTTTTACCAATAGTTGTTGATACTGATGAATCGGGTAAATTTGCTGGATTCACTAATGAGGCAACTTTCGCAGCTAATTTCAGTGAAGAAATGGGTGTGTTAACTAATGAAACATTACTTGACTATCAGAATTTTCAAACATCAGGTATGGTTATTAAAAAATCATCATTCCTTGATTTTGGATTAATTAAATCGTCGTTTAAATTAACCTTTGGCTACGAATTCTTTTTAAGAATGACACATAACTCGGTAAAAATTATATCAATCCCAAAAATAGGTTATAAACACACAAATTTAAGACAAGGGTCTATTTTTTGGAATTATAAAAATGGTGAAAATGTGTTAACCGATGATGAGATTAAGTTTTGGATTGATTCAGCAAAAAAAGAATATTTTTTTATTAATGACAGAAACATAAAATACGAACCTCAAGAAGTTTAATGAGTGAAATAATTAATTTAACAGGAGATACCGTTGTTGAGTTAAAAAAGAAAGGTAGAAAACCAACTCAATTAAATTATTTTGATGTTCGGGAAGAATTGGCGGTTGTTAGATTTTTATCAACCGAGGATTATGAAGAAAGAAATAAAATTTATAATGAGTTTTTAAAACAACCTTTAGATAAAATGATATCCTCGATTATTCGTCGATACAAATTATATAGAAAAGACATGGATTTCACCGAAATTCATGTAGACACTCATTCATTTTTAATGACCAAGATAGAAAAATTTAAGCCTTCTAGAGAAAAGAAGGCGTATTCTTATTTTGGTACCATATGTAAAAATTATTTAATGGGTCAAATCATTAAAGACCAAAAAGAAACAAATAGAAAAATCTCATACGAGGATATCTCAACTAGTATAGAAAATAATGAAATGTTTTCATATAGTATAGAAAACGATGGGTTAGACCCCGAAAGAATTATTAGACATTTTTTATTAGAATTAGAAAAATTAATTAAAGATGGTAATCTTTCAGAAAACGAAATTAAATTGGGACACGCTTTGTACGAAATATTTGAGAATTATGATAAAATTTTTATAGGAAATGATAATAATAAATTTAATAAAAACATTATTTTATTATCGCTACGAGAGATGACAAACTTAACAACAAAGGAAATTAGAGGGTCTATGAAAAAATTTAAAAATATGTATTTGGTGTTAATTCAAAATATGGTTAAATAAATCACACACCTAAATATTTATCATTATGGCAAGACCGAAAAAAAACGAAATTAATTTATCTAAAGAATCAATGTTATCATTGATGCAAGAAATCTATAATGAACTAGTAGAACAGAGAAACACCGCAATCAGAATTCAAAATAAAATGTTGACAATGATGAAGGAACCTGAAGATATGACTATCATAGGACCTGTAATTGAGAAACAACAAAAAATAATTAATGATTGTGTTGAGAAAAAATTAACTCTTTCTAAACTTCAATCTGGTATGTGGGAAAAATCTAATAACAATAATAGTGGTGAAAGTTTTTCTATTACTGATTTAGGTGACGATGACGATTTACTAAAAACATTAATTGAAAAAGACATATCCAAAAGTTCTGATTCTTATAAAATGAAAAAATAATTTAAAATGGGGTTAGATTTAAACTTTGACTATAATTCTGTTCAAAATAAAATAAATGCGACAAAGTCATATACCGATTTAAAAGGTCAGTATGATAATACCACTAAAAAAGCTGGAGAATCGTTTGAGAATGCAAAATCAGACATTACCGGTCAAATTCAAAATTTAAAAAATCAATCTAAAAGATATCAAAAAGAGATTAAAACTCAACTTGAACAACTATTAGACATTAATAAAATTACCGGTGGTAAAGGGAGTAATTCAACTAGATATGTTAAAAGATTATTTTTAACAGCCCTTAAAAATATTGAACCTAAAATTGCTAAAATTTTATCTGAAGAGGCGTTAAATGCTGTTGGATGTGACCAACAGCAATCTTTTAGTGCTCAAACTATATACATTAAAGTTAAATCAATTGATTTGATTAATCTTTTAAAATTATCTCCAACTGAAGATGATGGAAAACCATTGTACGAAAAACAACAAATAGATGTACAAAATTATCCATTTGCGATGAATAAAGAACTATATGAATTAATTCAAAATGGTAACCCATATTCAACAACTAATGGTCAATTATATAAAGGGCAATCGGGACAAAATTTATTTGACATTCAATATGTTGAACAGGATAATTTTTTTGTTACCGGACCGTGGTATAAAATAACATTACAAGACCGTATTGGGATTGGTGGAGGAACACCAAATAAAGTTGGTGAATTTATGGTGGATTATTTTAAAACAATTAAAGTTGTTGATACCACAAATATAATGGCAAATATTATGGAAGCTTTGTCGGGAGCAATCTCAATTAAAGCCAACGCAGGTATTGGTCAAATTGGTGACCAAACTAAATTTGGCTCAATTGTTCAAAGAATATTGGGGTTATGTTTTGATAACAGAAAAGAAATTGATGTTAGTGGAATTGCCAAATTAGCTGATTTAGATGGAGTTGATGAATCATTTTTTGAATTTAACGAAATTGATTTAAGGAAAATAGAACAGACAATCACAAATATAAAAAATGGGGTTATTGAATTTGAAGGGTGTGATAACATTAAAGTACCTGTGAATGCAAACGCAATTTTTGAAGATTTAAATAATTTAAATTTTGTTTCCGATAATGATTTGGTTGATGCAATGGATAATCTAACCAATTCGTTAATTAATGACCCAGTATGGGGATTATCACCTCAAATAGACGTACAAGCAGCCGTTGATTTTAGTTTTATAAAATTAATGTGTCAAGGTATTGCATCATCATTATTATCACCAAAAATATTATTACCAATTTACATTATGTTAAAATCTTTAGGTCAATCTGCGGTTGATTTAATTAATTCTTTTATGGCTTTTATTAAAGAGTTTAAGAAATTCGCTATTAATGTTATCTCAAAAGTTGGTGCAATATTTATCGAAGAATTATTTGAGTTAATTAAAAAAGATATAATGGCATTAATTCAGAAAGTAATTACTGATTTAATCAAAGAAAAAATTGATAAAAGATTAACGATGATTTTAAAATTAGTACAATTATTATTAATTGTGTCAAGTTTTATTAGTGATTGGAGACGATGTAAAAGCGTTGTTGATGAAATATTATCAATGTTATCGTTAATAACATCATCAATACCTGGTCTTGGTGGTGGAATACCATTACCATTATTATTCGCTTCACAACTATTAGACGGGTATTCAGCATCAAGAGCTTTTATTGGTTCTATTGAGGAATTCCAAAAAATTGGGGTTCCAACAGGTGCATTACCAGATGGGAGCCCAAATTTAGATATATTGTCAAAATTTGGCCAAATGAGAGCCATGGCAAATGAAGAAGATTCAAATGGTAAATTAGAGATAGCTATAGGACCATTAACAATGACACCTGCAGGTTTAACTATCCCATCCAAAGCCACCGGAAAAAAAATATAATTATGACAAAAATAGAAGAATCAGAAAAGGCGTTAGATATTATAAAAAATTATAAATCTTCATCAAACAAAGATTTAATTTTTGTTATGGATTTTATTCAAGAAGATTTTAAATTAACAAAAGAAACTATTATAAAATTAACAGAACATTTAGATAAGGTTGAGATTACTTATAACACAATTCTAAAAGAATATCAAAAAAGAACAAACACTAAATAATGCAAATAGATAGTCAAAATAAGTATCAAATATTATTTGCTGGTAGAGTATATGATGACCAAGACCCCACTATGCTTGGTCGTTTACGTGTTTTACCTGAAAGTAAAGATTATTCAGCCATAATAGGTGCTGTTCCAGATTGGGATGAAGAGATTGATAAATGGACAATTAAAGACCCAATTGTTTTTATACCATTATTACCTTTCTACTTTAGTCAAACACCTAAAATTGATGAATATGTTCATATAATTTATATGAACAAAAAATTTCCAAATCAGAATCAATTTTATATTCAAGGACCATTTTCTTCACCAACAAAAACATCGTTTGAACAATTTAATGCTGCTCAAACATTTTTAGCATCTGGTGATAAAATAAAAGAGGGGATATCAATTAAAAATCAAAATGGTGAATATAGAAACCCAACTTTAAATAAGGGTATTTATCCTGAACCAGGCGATAACGCTTTATTGGGTAGAGGTTCTGCTGATGTCGTTGTAAAACAAAATGAGGTATTAATTCGTGCGGGTAAATCAAAACCTCTTACTGGTGCATTACCTGAAGTTAACACAAAAAGGGGATTTTTACAATTATCTAATTTCTCAACAGAAGAAATTCCAGGTAATCCAACTTTAGATACTAGATTTGAAGAGGTTGTTGACATGGTTAAAAAAATGATAATATGGGATATAACAACATTAGAAAGTAATTCTAATTTTACGGGAACTGTTAGTTTACATAATGTAATACCAAGTATATCTGTTAACACTAAAAATTTTAGACCTGAAAGTATAACTACATTAAGTATTGGAACTAATTATACAAACGCTATTGAGAATTATTCATTTGTTGGGGAATCTTTTGAAAGTTGTGTTAATAAAATTAATACTTTTATTACATCGGTTTTTAATGGTCGCATTAATATTCCGGGTTATGCTGTTAGAAACCCTCAAAATTTTGCTGAAGGGGCTAATTTACCTTTAATTGTTACACCATCAAAATTATCGTATGAATTAGGTAATAATTTTACAGCAACTAAAACTAGTGGTGATATTACCATATTAACAAATTATCTTAAATTTTATTCTAAAATTAAATGTAATTCAACACAAACTAAAACCGGTTTTTTTTTAATATCAACTAGAAACTCAAAAGGTACACCATTTATAGGACCACAGTTTGATAAAAAAGAAGAAATTTCAATATTAAACAATTTTCATAATTCTGATATAACTTATGGAATATTAGGTAGTCAAAGGGTTTATTTATTATCTCACGATTCCACAGGACCAAAAGGTTTGATTGATTTATCTGATACTCTTTATGGTATTCCCCAAGATAGATTTGTTAGAGGTGAGGGAAGTATTCTCAATAAAACTTATCCTGTTGTTAGAGGAGACCAATTGATGATATTACTCCGAAAAATGTTTGCATTTGTTACCGGTCATGTACATCCAACGGCAACAATGGCACCAGTTCCAGTGGCATCCGGTAATGGACAAACTAGTTTTGAGGTAGAAAGTATTTTAGCCAATGCGGAAAATGACATACTAAATCAAAATATTCGAATTAATTGATATTTATAAGTAAAACACTTAAATGTCAATTAATAACTCGTATTTTAGCAAGAACAATACCCTTACTTCAAATAGTTTTGTAAATACTGGAAGAAACCCAGTTACTGAGCTTTTTTATGGTTCAGTTATTAGTTCTCAATACCCAAACGGGTATAGTAGATTTATCTTTGATTTAGATTTAACCTTATTAACTCAAAAAGTTTCTGATGGTACAATAAGTTTAAATTGTGATGAATTACCTACACATACTTTAAGAATGGTAAACACCTCATCATTTAATGAAGAATTATTAAATACTACCACATCTCAAGGTAGAATGAGAGCGACATCGTTTGATTTAATTTTATTTAGAATACCGTATATTGATAACGACCCTGACCAACCTCAAGTTTGGGATGAAGGTGTTGGTTACGATTTCGCTGATTTAATTTATGATTATAGTCCATCGGATAAAAACTTTTCTGATAGAGCATCAAATTGGTTTCAAACAACGACTATTGGTACTTGGGAAGAAGAAGGTTTATATAATAATCAAAATCTTGGTAATGTTCCTTATAGTGGTTTAACAATTGTTGATACACAACATTTTGAATTTGGTGATGAGAATATTAGTTTTAATATGTCTAACGAAATAAATGCAATTTTATTTGGACAAAGTCAGTTAACTAATGTATCTGGATGGGGTATTGCTTACAAACCACAAGTTGAGAACTTAACGGGATTAACCGATAACTACGAAGTTCAATTTTTTACTCGTCATACACAAACATTCTACGAACCATTTTTAGAAACATCTTACGATGATTTAATTGAGGATGATAGAAACTCTTTTAGTTTGGGTAAAGTTAACAAATTATACTTATATCTTTTTGATAATGGCAATCCAATTAATTTAGATAATAACCCAATTGTAGATATTTTAGATATGACAGGTACTGAAATACCTGGTTTAATTGGTCTTGAGACTTGCCAAAAAACTAAAGGTGTTTATGAAGTTATTATTCCACCTCTTTTAGGTTATAAAACTCCTTGTACTTTTTCAGATAGATGGTATGATTTAAATTTAAATGGATTTGAATTACCTCAAATGACTAATGATTTTGTTATATACCCATTAAAAAACTCAATTCAAATGGGGGTTGTTTCATCTGAACCTAAATTATATGGTTTTGACTTTTATGGTTTAAAACAAGATGAGAAAATATATAATACCGACATGAGAAAAGTTGGTGTGGTTATTAAACAAGCATACTCAACACAAAAATTATTACAAAATGTTAGTGCGTATTATAGAATTTATGTTAGAGAAGGACAAACTGAAGTTCAAGTTCAAGATTGGACAAAAATAAACAGAACCCCCAATGAATATTATTTTATGTTTGACACAAGAGATAAAATCCCTAACGAATATTATGTGGATATGAAGGTCATTAGCAGTGGGGAAATAAATACTTACAAAAAACAAATTAAATTTCAGATTGTTAATGTGAAGTATTTGGAATAGTTAGATATTTATAAATAAAAAATTATGGCAAATATATATTACTCAGGAACATCTTGTGTTGATAGTTCACCAATTGAGATTATTTCGGTTGAGGGTTTGTTAACCGGAAAAACATATCAAGATTTTAGTTTAAATTGTGTTTCATTAACATATAGTGCATCTACAACCGGAGAAACTAACACAACATTCTTATATGGTCCATTCGACGATTGTACCGAGTGTAACGCTCCGCTATCAGCGGGAACTGAATATAATGTATGTGATTTAGATTGTAGTGGTAATACTATCTCTATAACGCCCCCTCACCCAACTTACACAAATGAGTTTGGTAAAGCTGTGGTAGAATTAAACTCTGTCGCATTAGGAGGAATAAATGGATTAAACAATTAAAAATAAATAAAAATTATGTTATACTTACAAATTACACCAGCAGCTGAAAAAACAACACAAGTAACCCCTTTTTCAGCAATTACTGAATCCGCAGACTTAATGTTTGCTGTGGCAAGACCATACACATTAGGAGCGTCAAGAGTTAACTTCCAAGTAACTTTTGGAAATGGAACTATCGCCGATAATCAAGTGTCCGATTTTGTGGAATTATTAAACACAAATGTTGTGTTAACTAGTGAAGAATTTTCTAATTGGGGTACCGACGATTCAGTTATATTAGAAACTATAGCGACTAAATTAGGTACAACATCTTTAGGTGTTTATACCTCATCTCCACAACAAGGAAACAATTTTTAATTAAAAGTTTAATTTTTCTTTTTTATATCATTTTTATTCTTATCTTTGTCGAATAATATAAAAATAAAAATGATGAGAATTTTAAGGAGATTAAGAAAAAAAATTAATTATAAGATTGTTAAATTCTTCAGAAATTTAACAAGTGGTGATAGACCAATACTTGAGGATAATGAGAGAATCTGTACATCTGTATGTAGGAAATTAATTAATCACCCAAATTCTAAATTTTTAATAGCCCCCCTCTCAATGAAGAGGTACATTAAAAATAGTGAGTTAGAATTGTTTATTGTTTTACAAGATAGACAAATTAGTATCACTAACCACGTATATCATTATGATGTTGTTATTAGTAATAGAAATTGGGAAAGAATTACAAATATGTACGATAATAAAACCGAGAAAATTAGACAAGAATTTGAAAATGAAATGAGTTCTCAAATAAAACATTCTTTATCAACGATACTATCTAAATTAGATTAGTGTTTTTCAGATAAAACCTTTTTAATTAAATCCCTTAACGATTCGTTTTGGGATTTTTTATTAAAACATATCTTCAAGTCTATACAAATGTTGTTTAACAATATCTAAATCACTTATATCGGTAAAGGTCATACCTTGTTTTTTTAATTTCTGAACTTGAGTGTGCAATTGTGTCATCATCTGTTTAACAGCTGAAGACATCATAGGGTAGTTTGTAACCATTTGGTCTAACTGATAATACTCATTAGGTAATCCTAAACCTTTCCCAATTTTATTAACCCAATTTTTGCCATAATTATCAGCATCCATTTCCATATCCCAATAAATTTTGTAGAACTCTTCAAAGTCCTCAATATCCCCCATATAGGAATCGGCCAAATCAAACTCACTCATTTGTTGTTCGTGTTTTAATTCGTGAAATAAAACATAAACGAACCCTGCTAAATTAGGTATTGTGTCCGGAGAACATAAAATGATTGAATCTCTTGTACGAACACCTCTATATCCTGTCTGACATCCATTAATAACTTTTATGTTAAATCCTCGGTCTTGTATAAAGTCCTTTATCTTATTAAACATAACATCAAGTTTATGGTGATACTCTTGAGGTATCTTACTTTTAAATTTGTCAATTACTCTATCGTAATTAGAGGGTGTTTTTAGAGCGTTTGGGACAATATCTTCTAAAATGGTGTCTTTGGTTATCTCAAACCATTCCGTTACAATAGGGACTATCCCCTTCTTCTTACCGGGGGTTTGATTGATATTGTTTCCATCGTCATCACTCGCAGTTAGATTGGGATGTTTTTCCATATACTTGGAAATTTTTTTAGCTTTAGACTCAATCTTTTTGATTTGTTTTTTTGGTTCATCCATAGACCCATCATAACTATCATACTCCAACATCGCATCATCATACTTAGATACAGGGATGTTAAACGGTTGCATATCAGATTTTTTAAATATTCTAATTCCCGGTTGCATAGGAGCAATATATGAACCTCTACCCCCACTTCCATCAGATGATGCCTCGTTAATATGTATTTTATTATTTTTCATAGTATAATTATAAATATCTTATATAATTAAATATGGAACAACAACCTGAAATATTCGGAAAACTATTTGAATCAATCCCCCTACACACTGAAGAACACTTAGATATTCTTTTAGACACTATGGATAATGATAGAGCTAACTACTTTTTAATACAAGCCGTTAAATATGCCTTTCATTCCGGAATATACTCTCTCGGTGAAGCTGAAGTGATTTCTAAATCAATTAGGGTTTTATCTAAAAAAGATATAGAAAAAGTTGTGGAGGAATAATTTATTATAATTCTAATCGATATTTAAATAACCCACAATCCCATATTTTGTCATAACCCAGTTCAGATGTGAGTTCTTTTTCCGTTTTATTATAGTCTAAATCCGGAAATCTTTTTTTAAGATTATTTTTACCAAATCCAAATTTATGAAATCTTTTATATTTACTAATTTTTGAATTATAATAATAATAATTTGGTTTTGTTATTGATACTAAATTAAACCCCAAATTAGTATATAGATTATTTTCCGGATTAATTGTCCATCTTCTATCCGCAAAACTAATTATTGATGTTGGGTTATACTCATTAATAAAATGTTTAATAAATTTAGAGGCTAACCCTCTAATTAAATAATTTTGTTTTGTTGCGTATCGACTTAATTCAAATTCACCGTCATTATTTTTAGTCATATTTCTATGACTATTAAATGTTATAACACCAACTAATTCATTATTATAATACGCCCCGTAATATATGTTTGACTTATCGGTGCCTTGTATATGATTATTATTTAAAAAAAATGTTTTATCTTCTAAATTTATTTTTTTAATGACAACATTTCTACCACCAATTTTAACACCATCATTCACATTTAATAAATGTTTTAATTTTGATTTAACTAATTCAGTATTTACAACCCATTCATCCTCAAAAATATGTATTAATTTATACCCTATTTGATTACACTCTATTGTTTTATTTAGATGATATGATGAAGTTTTTCCCATTTTTTCTGTGTGATAATATAATCCATCATACTCAATACAAATATTGGTACCATCAACAATCAAATCAATTTCTTTACCATCTAATAATTTACGATTTTTACCTTTATTAACCATAAACCCAACACTTTCAATAAACTCTTTAATCTCCGTCTCACCTTTTGATGTCCAAGTAGGTGTCATATTAATGTTTGTTAGTTTCGCTAAATCACTTAAACATTCAGAAATAGATGTTGAAACTATTTTTTCATTAGGATATTTTAATTTATATTCTAATGTTGTGATATTATGTTTATTTTTTAAATGAGTGTTTGATATACTTTTCATTTTTTCGCCACAAATTTTACAAATAACATAATTTTTACTTTTAGATAAAAATTTGGTTAATTCTGTTTTTTTTATATAATTTGGGTGATGTTTAATATCTTCAGGGAATTTTAATAAATAATCGTCTAATGTTATTTTATGAGATTTACTTATATGTGTCTCAAAACAACCTGTTTTATTTGAAGTGTCTTCTGTTACCCATTCACATAATTTACATTTTCTTGTAGGAGAATTTTCAATCTTAATTATGTTGAAATATTCCTCAAACCACTTTTTGTTGTTAATTAATTCGTATTTTTTTCTTTGGTAAGTATTGGATGGAATCCATACATCTCCATATAACTCAATAATATGTTTGGTTAATTTACCGGATAAATTATTGGGGTCTTTAATTACTACATTAGTTTTTTTACATTGTGCAATTAATTCGTGGGTATCTGATGTTGTGTATAAATTAGATTTTGTAGATTCAATTTCAAAACTATTACCCATTTGGTTTTGACCACCCTTTTTATTAATCACAACATTATTTTCTTTTAATATTTGACTAATTTTTTTATGACCAACTTTAAATTTTTCAGCTAATTTATGAGTACTCGGAATTTCAGTTTGATATAATTCAATAATATTAATCATATTTTCAGGGGTTAATTTGGTTTTCATAGTATCATATTTATATAAATATAATAATAATTATTTAAAAATCAAATCATAATCCATTTATTTTTAACCCATTCTATAAATAAAAAAAGAGGACTATATGTCCTCTTTTTGTTAAATATAATAAGATTTTTGATTATCTCAATTCTCTTAAGTCAAATGTTCTTACACCATCTACAGTGATACGTCCGTAAAAACGGTTATTCACCATTTTCTTCGCGTATCTCGTCATAATCCCTTTAATTGGTGTAAAATTAAATGGGTTATACATTGTAGGTGTTAATTGTAATGGTACGTATGGTGCGTAGATGTATCCTGTGTCTAACAATGATGTTCCTTTATGTCCAATTAACACTGTGTTAGCTGGGAAGTAAGGGTCACGGTAAACTTGGTAACGACCTGCTAATGTTCCAACTCTTTCAATACCCATGTTATATTGGTCTTGTTCAGGAGAAGCATTAGATACGTGGAAGTACTCTAAATCATCAAAGATAGCAGAAACCTCAGAAGATACAACAATCCAGTTTGCTCCACCTCTTAAAGTAGATTTGTGGATTTGTGCAGACAATTGGTTGATTGCTGTAATTAATGTTTGGTTCCAATCTTTTTGAGTATAAGAAGTTGTCAAAGATAAACGTTTCCAACCATTGTAATCCCATCTCAAGTTCCAAGCAGCACCTTTACGTAAATCTCTCAAGATTTCACGGTCAATTTCAGCAGCAACTTGTTCAGATAATAAAGCTGTTAATTCAGCTTCAGCATCGATGTTGTGGAAAGCCGCAACGTCTTGAGCTAACTCAGGAGACCATTGTGCTCTTAATTTTCTTTCTGTAACAGAAACAGTAACTGAATCTAATTCGAAAGAAACCTCACCGATTTTATCTTCAAATTCTAATTCTTTATATCTTCTGAAAACACAAGAGAAGTCATCATTCGCTAATGTTCCAATTGTTGTTCCTGTGTAACCGTCTAAAGAGTCAGCACCACATGAAATACATACAGGACAAGATAAATCAACTTCTAAATAGATAATACCATCTCCACTACAGATATTATTATAGCTACCACCATTACCATTAGTTGCCCAAGTAGTAGATGCTTGATTACCGTAAGCAACGATACCTTTACCGTATTGTTGAGTAACAACTCTAAACAATAAAGAATTAGGTGTACCAGCAGCGTTAAATACTACATCACAAGGAGAAGCTCCTGACCAAGTACTATCTGTTGCGGTACCGTTAGCGAAAATTTTCAAATCAGATAAGAAAGTTTCAGAATCATATTCGTTACCATCAGGTCCGATTAATTTACCAGCACCAGAGTTAGCGAAACCTGACATTTTAACGATTACTTTTCTAATGTTTTGGTTATTATAAGCTCCGTCAGCATCATCTAATCCACCATCAACCCAAGCTTGAACTGTTGTTGTAGCAGTAACTGCTGACCATTGTCCTTTAGAATAATCAAACAATCCTGGAGGGTCTAATTGACCTTCATTTCCTTCATAGAATAAATCATAAAGATTTTTCTTGTAAGCTCCAGCACTGTCTCCGTAACCATCCCCAATTGCTGTTGCGTTACTGTTTGGTGCTCCGTATGGAGAATAGTGTTCTCCTGATTCAGATGCACTTCCGTTATCATATCCTTGAATTTTAGGTACAAAGAAGAATAATTTACCGATTGGTAAATTCATTGCTTGTACAGATACGATTTCATTCGCTAATAATTTAGAGAATACTCTTCTTACGATAGGGAATACAACAGTTTCGAATGAACCTGAAGACCCGTCAGAAGTAGCTTCGTTGATTAGGAAAGACGCTTGGTTCTCATATAATTGAGCTACGTTTTCTTTTAAGTGACCTTTAAGTCCTTCTAGGAATCCTAATTTATCCCATTTGTTAATTGTGTCTTCTTTAATAACTTTAAGGTGTTTTAACCCGATGTTACCAACTAGACCTGATTCTAATAATGCTCCCATTTTTTTGGTTTTTATTAATTTTTAGTTTATTTTTATTTTAATTTTCCCATTAAATCCTTCATTCTAAGGAATTGAGGATTTTCATAAGTTTTTGATTCAATTAAGTTAATCGCTGAACCTGATATTGGAGTTTTTTGAATTGCTCTTTCCATTGATTCGTTCATTGGTTGTGTAGTCTTAACTGAAAGTTCTTCTTTAAGATTTTGATATAAATTTTTAGATTCTTTGATAGTTTCAACACCGTCAAATCTTCTTAATATATTTATTTTTTCTTGTTTTGATGTTGAGTGTTCTGTAAACAAACGAGTAGCGTAAGCTAAGTTTGAATTAAATACTGCAACTTCATTCAATTTATTTCTAAATACATTAAGAGCTTTTCTATACTCTTCATTCTTTTCTCTAAGAATTGTTAATTCATTTGATTCTGTATTTTCAAATGTTAGATTTCTGTTAGGTGTAATACCTTTTCTTAATCCTCTACCTGATTTAGAACCATTTCCGTATGTGTGTGCAGCTTCTTTAGTTTCTACTTTTTTAACGGACGATTTTTTAACCGGTGCTTTTTTAATGGCTTTAAATTCACCATCAAGATTTTCACCTTCTTTGTATTCAAATTTAGCTTTACCTGTTCCAACTGATTTTGGTGCTTCTTTTTTCTTCACATCAAATCCTTTTCCTTGGTTTGGTTTAGCATCGTATTTGAATTTAGGACTTCCGATTCCAGTACCTTTAGGTTTTACAGACATTTTAGATTCCATAACAGGCTCCTCTTCGTCGCCCATATCGTCATCTTCATTCATCTCTTCTTCCTCTTCTTCGTCTTCTTCTTCGTCTTGTTCGTCCATTTCAATTTCATAAACTAATTCTTCAGACTCATCAAATTCTTCAAAATCTTCTTCGTCTTCATCATCTTCGTCTTCGTCATCAAAAGAAAATTCCTCTTCTTCTTCGTCGTTTCCAAAAATTCTTTCAACAATAGATTCGATAGATTCATCTGATTCATCAAATTCTTCTGATTCATCAAATTCTTGATATTCATCGTCATCTTCTTCACCTTCTGTAACAATCATATATTCAGCGTCGGTTTCGTTGTCTTTAATATTAATGTTACCAGAATCATCTTTAGTAACAACAATATTATCGTCCGGACCCATCAATTTGAATACACGTAAGATTTCTTCGTCATCTTTAATGTTAGTTAGGTCGATAACATCTTCATCATCTGAATCGTCATCGTCCATATCAAGGTTATCCATATCCATTTCATCACCTTCTTCATCGTCAGACTCTTCGTCCTCCATGTCAGGTAATTCCATGTCAATGTCAGTTTCAATCTCATCTTCTTCTTGTTCAGTTAGAGATTCTTTTACTAGTTCGTTGATTTCTTCCTTCATAGTAGAAGCAAGTATTCCTTTTGCATTTTCAGCTACCGCTTCTTCCAAATTTTTCATTTGGATGATAGCTTCTTCAACTAAAGATTTTTCTTTTGCCATTTGTTTTATGTTATTTTAATATATAAATATATGATATTATGAAAAAAGCACATTTGTACTAATATTCACAACATCTTTTTATTTATTAATAAATATCACAAAAATGTAAAAAACAAAAAAAGGAGACAAAATGTCTCCTTTTAGTTTAATTAATTAAAATTTTTTTATTCTATAACTTCGTTAATTTTACTTTCAACGATAGCGGTTATTCTCCACTCCATAGAATAATTTTCAAATACTTTAGTGACTTTTGCCTCTACGTCAGTGGGATTATAACCACTAACCAATTTTTCTTCTCTTAACTTTTTAAGTTTTCCTGTTTCAGTATCTACTGAATCCAATGTAATTTTTGCGATGAAATACTTTTCGTCCATAATGTTTAATTTTTTTAGTATCCTAAATAATCGTTTAATTTTTTCATTAAGTCAAGTGATTTGTTTCCAGATTCACCAACTTGTCTTTCTATTTTCATTTTTTTCTCTTCTTCCAAATTCTCGTCAAAGTTAAATCTATCGTCAGGATTTTGAAAAAGGTACGCTCCCGGAGTAGATGGTGATGAAACTAAATCAAAACAGATTAATTCAAAATCGTCCTGTACTTCATTTTGTTCACCAACTTTTTTAAGAGACCCTACACCTCTTGAAGATATACCCAATGTAACACCTTGTCTAAGATAATTTGCTGCTAAATCACCTTTAGTTGATACAATCCCTCTTTCATGGAAACCCGGAGATGTTAATAACTTTATTTTACCCATTAAAACGGGTCCTTCCCACCATATCTCTGTAATTGCGTGAGATACTCTATCTAAATCAATTAACGACGATTCAGGATGATTTAATTCAGAAAGGGCGGTACCCTTATTAATCATTTTTTTATAATTCTCAGCCTCTCTTTTTAATATTCTTTCAGGATACAATCTACCATTTCTATTTGGTGTGTTATATTTTTGTAGAACAGCATAAAATTCAAAAGGTTTTGAATGGTCTAAATCTTCTTTAGACTCTTTAATCATTGCGGCATTTTTTTTATCTGTCGGTGAAATAAACCCAGCATCTTCTTCAATTAATATTCCCCTCCCTATTTCATTTGGTTTTAAAATTGTTAAATTCATTTTGAATGTTTTATTTATAAATATTAAACATTCTCAATTTGTACTGGTTCTTCTAACGATTTGATTTTTTTTGTTAGATAAAATTTAAAATTTTCATTTTCTAAAAAGTTATCTAAAAAGATTTGGTTAATAATTTCTTTTAGTGAATTTTTGATTTCATCGGATTTAAAGTCCATATCAGTTTGAATTATAAAAAAATTAATTTCTAAATTCATAAAAGATTTTTTTCCGGTTGATAGACCGCTTGACCTTAAATCTAAATCAACAATAAAATTTGTATCAAAAATTGTTTTGTCTAATGATTCATAGACTGAATGTTTTATACCTCTACTCATATTAAGAACTGTCCTTGTCCAGTTATTAGATTCGTAAATTGGTTCTACCCACGTTTGAATGTTTAGGTAGAGAGATTTTAAACTCATTGAGTCGACTGTTCCGTATATTATTTTAGCAGTCTTAAACCCATGAATTTGTGAGGTTTTCCCCTTTTTCATTAATTTCCATATTTTCTCGTTTATTTTTTAAAAAAATAGGTGAAAATACCACAATAGTCAAAACTTTTTGGGAATATGGGGATATATGTAGTATATGTTAATAGTTAAATTAGATAAAAACACTACGATTGAGAGGGCTTTAAAACTTTATAAAAGTAAGGTAATAAAAACTCGACAAAGTTCTGAACTTGTTAAAAGAAAAGAATTTGTTAAAAAGTCTGTTATTAATAGAGCGGAAATTTCCAAGGCAAAGTATGTCCAAAAGAAATTTAAATCAAATAATGACTAAAGAGTTTCGTTTAAACTTTTAAGTTTAAAATAAGTTAGTTTGTCGTATTTCTCAGAGATTACCTTGGATAGGGTATCATTGATTCTGCTATTAACTGAACTATCATCGGAAGTAGATTTCATTTTAGTTAATTTATTAACAACACTTTCTTTAATCACATTAAAATCTTCGTTAAGGGTACTATCATCTTCAGATAGTAATTTAAACAATTCATCTTTATCAGATTCGTTTAATGATTCAATATAATTACTAATTGTTTGATTTGCGATACTAACCATTGCTTTTAAAGGTATATTAACACTTTCAGTTTTAGTGATAGGTAATTTTCTTAAATTTTCTGAAATAATTTTTTTACTTTTAATTCTTGATTCAATTGTTAAAACATCTCTTGAAAATAATTTATCTATATTGTCGTATGAGTCGTTTGATTTAGAATCTTTAACCCATTCGTTTAATTTTTTAATTTCTGATGTAGATATTTTATTCACGGTATTTTCATATATAGTAACACATTCATTAATGTAATCACTCACATATGATTCTGACAATGCTTTCGGTGAATTTAATTCATCGTACATATAGAAAATTTTACTGATGTTTTTATTCTCTAACACCAATTTTTTAAAATTTTTTATTTCTTGTTTAAATGTTCCGTTATTATATGATTCTAATAACACATTTTCTATTTTCGATTTTAATATACCAAACTTTGTCATTTTTCTTTTTTTATTATAAATATCAATCATTTAGAAGTTTATTCAATTCAGTCTCAATATCTCCTAAAGAATTTCTAGATTTAGATAAATCTATATAAGAATCATCATCAATCATATTACCACTTTCTAATATGATATTCCAATTTTCTTTTCTTTTAAAGGATTCCGGGGTTATTTCAGCTTCACCACTTGCTTCAGGTGCTGGTGGGAGTTCTTCAGTACCTAATTCAGGTTCTCCACCCAAATCCGATTCTCCACCAAAACTACCTCCACCAAAACTACCTCCACCTCCCGGTGGTGCTGGTGCGGGAGCCTCAGCTGATTGAGTTGTCCCTGATTTACTACCATATAACTTATCAATATTATCAAATATACCTGTGTGAGATATTATTGTTGCAGTATTTGTTAATTCAGCGCCAACAGCCTTTTCTATTCTTTGTTGTTGTAAATCTAATTTAATTTCATCATCAGAGAATCCTAATACATGTTTTTTAGCCCAAGTAACCGATACAGGTGCAATACCTTCTATTGCCGTTACAGCGTCTTTATACAATAATATTTTTTCTTTCCAAACATCAATTTTTAATAAATCTGCTTGAGTTGATGGATTAGTTAAACTTAATCTAAAGTTGGATAATTCATCCTCAAAACCTAATAAAAATAAATGAACAATTGCGATTTTATTTAATTCGGCAATCATACATTTTTGTATTCTATTGATAGTTCTTGCAAAACGAATATCCTGTAATGATAAATTTTTTCCATCACCAACAGTTTCTTCAAACCCTAAAAAGGCTTTAGGAACACGAAGTGCTGTTAATAATTTCTTTTGGATGTATTCTATATCGGCAATTTCTGCTAAATTCTGAGCTCCTGGTAATGTTTCTATCGGTGATGTTGCCGCTGGGTCTCTAACAGGGATAAAATAATCTTGGTCAACCGCCATTTGATTAAATCTCATATCCACGTTTCCGGTTTTAGAATCAACAATTTGGTCTCTTTTAAATTTATTGGCAACTCGTTGTACATATGGTTCAACATCCTTATCATCCATATTACCAACAAATACTTTAAAAACTCTTCTTTCAGGTGCTCTGGATGTTCTATAAATTAACATTGCATCTTCAGATAACAATAATTGTTTCCAAATACGTCTAGCCTTTTCTAACATAGAAGTACCATAAGGAAGTTTTCTATCATCACCCAATAATCTAAAATGAGCTACTTCCCAAGCATTAAACTCCATATCTTTAGCTTTCCACTTAAATCGTAATCCTTTGTTTTCAGCGGGTTCATCAACATTCGCTGATTTTGCGGCCATACCTCTTTCTAATCTTTCAATCTCTATGTTTGGTAATTGCATACAACCAACAATACCTTTTTCAGCGTCAAGTTTTAAATACACAAAATTATCACCATATTTACAAGTGTTTCTTGTCCACATTGGTAAATTGGTGTTAAGGTCTAATACATTGTTAAATAAATCTGAAATAATCCCTTTTATCCTTTTTGATTCTGAATAAATTTGTAACATATGACCATTTTGGTCAACTGTGGTTGATTCTTCACCATAAATGTCTAACGCCGCGGAAATTTCTGGTGTATATTCCATACTCTCATAATCATAAAATGATGCTAAACGAGTTGGTTCATAATAAACGGCTTGAGTGTATAAATTACTTTCAATTTTTGTCCACTGATTAGCTAAATAATATGTTTGTTGAGCCTGAAGTTTTTCTCTCTCATACTCGGCTTGAGATGTAGTTTTTAATAATTCTTTCTTATCTAACTTATATGTTGGGTAATCTTGATTTAATAGAGCATTTGGTCCAAAAGCTCTGGATAATCTTTGCCAAACAGTTAAGTCATTATTTTGGTTATTTTCCATATTAATAATTTAAATATTTTTTTTTATTAATAAATAGTCCATTTTTTTATAAGACATTATTAATTTTTTTAATTAATCTAATTGTAAACCGATAATACATCTTTATTCTTATGGGTAAACATAGATATTAAAGTTATCAAAAAATGTTGTGTAAAACGTTGTTGTTGCACCAAAATTATAAAAATACCCAAAAGAATCTAATGGTGTTGATACATATGTTGAATCAGTAAACGTTGAACCTGCAACATATCCCGCATCTATTCTAGAGTCGGTAAATCCACTAGAACCGTCGTTTCTAAAGTCAACTCTCCAAGTATTAGGTGGGGTGTACGTTGCACGTATACTTAAATAATCGTTATCGGCAAATCCGGGCGATAAAGGTGTTCCATATAAATTTGTTATATTAGCATTTGATTGTAATCCTCCGGTAAATCTAACTAATCTCCATTGTCTATTTACTGACGCACTACCATAAATTAAAGCATAACCCGAACCATTTGTTAACACATCTGAACCATCAGATGCTAATATAACCGCTTGTCCGAAAAGACCTGAATCAAAACCTGTTAAAGGTGATGAATAATTACTCCTAACATTTACTGACCATGTAACTGGTTTAGTATTTAAATTTAATTGTGAATTAAAATTAGGACTATTCACTAATGTATATGTAGACATAACATAAAGTCTACCCGTTGTACTTCCTGATGAACCTCTCAACCTTAAATAGCGAGTTCCAGTCAGTATACTAATATCTCCACCATCTGTTATTGTTGAAGTGTAGCTAACTGATGGTACACCTCCTGGACTAACCGGATTTCTTAAGAAATCGTCAACAAAAATATTAGTTCCTGGTGCTAACCCAGGAGTTAGAGTCATAGTAGGTGTTGGTGTATTTGTTGGCGTATAGGTTGGAGTTATTGATGGTGTTGGAGTATAGGTTGGTGTTATTGATGGAGTTGGTGTATAGGTTGGCGTTTGTGTATTTGTTGGCGTTATAGTTGGCGTTTGTGTATTTGTTGGGGTATGTGTTGGAGTTCTTGTTGGTGTTGGGGTATGTGTTGGAGTTCTTGTTGGTGTTGGGGTATGTGTTGGAGTTCTTGTTGGTGTTGGGGTATGTGTTGGAGTTCTTGTTGGTGTTGGCGATAATCCAGGTGTTGGTGTCATTGTTGGTGTCATTGTTGGTGTTCTGGTAGGTGTTGGCGTAGGTGCTGGTTCAAAATATGATTCACTATCTTGAGAATTTTTACCTTTATTAAAATTAGGTAAGTTAACTTGTACGTTAAACACATTTTGTCCATTAACGATTAATCGAGACCCCCCAATAATATTCCCTGATTTTTTTCTATTAACAAATCCCATCTTCTTTTAATTAATAAATATTATCTTCCTCCAAATAACCAACCATATTTCATATAATCATCTTTAGATACTTGGCTGGAACTAAATTGGTTTATTCTTTCGGTTAAATTTGGCATAACCGGATTAAAAGAAATGGATTGTCCTATGTTCTGATTATTACTAACCGACCAAGAATCAATCATTGCTTTGGTATGTTCTGTTACTTTGGTTAAATTACTAAATGATGATTCTGCAACATATGTTGCCATAGCAATTGACATAATTAAATCATCGTGGTGACCTTTTTGATGGTCAGGTCTACCATTCATATAGATAAAAGTATTCATTTCCCCACATAAACGAGTACTATAAATCTTAAATCCGTGTCTTAAAACTTCTTCAAAGGATGCGATAATCTGAACCCTTTTATTATTAAAATTTATTCCTGGTATTTTATCTAAAGCTTTTGGGTCATATTTCCATTTATTTGATGCGTCAATCCCATCAATATATAAATTTCTATATCCCATCTCTTGCATTTTTCTTGCCGTTGACACACCCATTCCTCCGGTAATATCAATAACAACAAAACACGAATACATTGTCGCCCATTTATAGGCGATTTCTGCCATAACATCGGGTGGTATTTTCCCCACATATTCGGCGACTTGTTCATTAGTATCAAAATCAACAATTTGGAATGAACTAAAATCTTCACTATCACCCCTAGATACATCACAACCCATAATATATTTATGTCCGATAACTGGTTCTTTCCAAATCCAAAGAGCATTACCCATCATTTTACTAATAGGGTCTTTAACCATATTTTCATGGATTCCTTGCATCATTTTAGAATCAAATACATTATCACCTGACCCAAGAAAATTACATTCTAACTCCTGCGATACTTTACGTTTGTCGTATTTTAATTTTTTAACCATCGCTTCAAACCAAGAAGAACAAGGTTTGTATCCATCATCCATTAAAACTCTTAATTCTTTATAGTCTCTTTCATATGGTGATATGTTAGCCCAACTAATGATTTCTTTTTCATCATAATCTTCTTTATTTAAAAGATAATGGATTATATCATCGGTTTTAACCATATATAAATCTTTAGTATAACGAGGGTCACGATACCAAAACATTTCGGTAATCTTGAAGTCATTCATACCTCTTAAGGCTTGGTCATAAATTTCGTAGTAAATTGGGTCGTATCCATTGGGTGTTGAAACCACAATTACTTTACCCCCCGTAGATAGGGATGCCATACAGGCAGACCAGAAGTCATTGTCGGCCTCAATAAACGCCGCCTCATCAAATATTAATATTGTAGGTGTAAATCCACGAAGTGCATCCTTTGATGTTGCAACGGCTTTTACTTCACTACCATTAAGTAATTTATAATGTTTTTGAGCGTTTTTATCAGGTGAAAACCCAATACCAACCCAGTCAGGCCATTGAGCAACAAATGCTCTAATCTTGTTCGCCATCTCAATGGATGTGTCAAGTTTATTGGCAATAATTAAGACTTTCTCGGGTTTTGTTTTTTTTGCGAAAGATAATTTCATTGACGCCCAAGCTGCGGTAACGGTTGTTACGCCCGCTTGTCGGTATTTTAACGCAATATTTTCGTTGTTGTTTTCGTAATCCTCAAGTAAGGTTATTTGGTCGGGGAATAATTCTAATGGGACATATTTTGAAACAGTATTGTCATAAGTCTGTAGATACGTTTTTAATGCGTAACTTACATCCTTATGACATTTTACATATTCTATTAATACTTGTTCTCTTGTTAAATTTGACATACATTGTCGTTTTGTTTGTTTAGAACCCTAGTTCTGACAAATCAAAATCATCAAAGTCGTCATCACCGTAGTCTTCGTTATCATCATCGGAACCCATTTTTTCATCGTATTCGTCTTTTTTCAAATCTTCAGTAATTTCATTTACCATTCTTTGAATAAATTCGCTACCTTTTGGGTCACCTTCTAAAATTAATTTAGCCACTCTCATAAATTCTGGTGCCGATAATTTTGAAAATCTAACAAATAAGTAATGTTGGATATGTTTCATATCATCGTCAAATAATTTGTCAGGATATGATTCTATAAATTTTTCCCAAAATATTGGTCCTAATCTAGAATCCCATACCTCAGCAGGTAAAGTATCTTCAGCACCTAAAACCATTTCGGCTTGTCTTGGGTCATCAGGTAAACCGTGAGTACCAAACACTTCATAAACACCTTTCACCAATTCGTGAATTAATAAAGGAAATGTCATCGCTTTTGCCTTAACTGTTGGTGGGTCGGTTTCTTCATCAACTTCACTTTGACCCATTTGACCACCACCTCCGGCTGCCATACCTTCCATATCAGGATATAACCAATATAAATGCTCCATTAAGGATTGTGTTACACCATAAAGATTCAATAAATTAGGGTCTAATCTATTAATTTCGTCGCTAAGTAAAACATACATATGTCCACCTTTAAATGCTGCACCTTGTATAAGAGAATTAATCATTCTTCTTTTTGCCTTCTCTAAATTGAATTGTTCAAATTCGTCGGCAAAATCTTGTAATTCTTCACTATGTTCTTCAGCCTTTTTGAAGGCATCTTTAACTTCTTCTTCACTAGGTTCTGTTGGTTCTGATTGCATTCCTTGAGCAGCACCCATTGGTCGTTGGATAAGTTGAGCGTCAAATTGTAAAGACCCTTCAGGTATGCCCAATTCTTTTTTAACCAAATTAACAGCCAAATTCTCAAGATATTCTTTATTTTGAGATTCAACTCTCATAATTTGTTGTAGACTATTCATTACGGTTTGCATAATGTTCATCATAGGGTTATTTCCTTGTATAGCGGAAGTATCACCCAAATAACGTCTTACCTTATCAACAGAGTCTTTAAAACGCTTTGAGGATATAACCTCAACATAATCAGTATCACCATCTTTTGGTAATGCCGGATGTTCAGCGTAAGGAGTTTGTCTTGAAGTTATTTTTCTCTCGATTCCCGGCTCCATTCTTTCCGGACCTTCATAGCTAATAGGAGCCTCTTTTAAATTAGATTTAATTTCGTTTAAAATTAACTGTTCTTTTTTTGTTAAACCTTCGTTAACTAATTTTTTTTCTAAATTCGCCTTTGATTTCAATATCTTTTCCATTTTTAAATTTACACTCATTACCCTTTAAGTTTAATACCTATTTCATTAAAAGACAACCAACTTGGTAAATTCTTTTTAATTGCTTTTGGAGCTGGTTTAGGTCCTGGTTTTGGACTATATGGTGACCCCGGTTTTTTAGGTTTTGTTCCCGGTTTAACCGTTGGTCTTGCCGGAGCAATTTCAGGAGATTGTTCACCAATTTCTTTTTTCGCCTTTGGAGCTGGTTTAACACCAGGTTTAGGTTTGTATGGAGAATCAGTTCCCGGTTTTGTTGTTGGTTTAACTTTTGGTTTTGCAGGGGCAGTTTCTGACCCTTCATCTAAAAGACTTAAAAAATCTTTTTTACTCATTTTTGGAGTAATGTGTTTCTCAACTAATTTTGTAATTCTATTTTCCAATTCACTTACAAATTTAGGGTTTGATTGGACTTGTCCTACTTTATTTGACATAATTTTAGTGTGTGCGTTTTGTACCATATCTAAATAACCTTCTTTAGTTTCTGTTTTCTTTTCAGGTAGTTTGGCAAAGTTAGTGTCTTTTGAAAATTCATCAGCCATTTTACACCATTTTTTTTGTTCTTTAGTTTTTCCATCACCACATTTTGCAAAAAATAATTTTTGTTGTTTTTTTGATTCAAACTTTTCGTCCACTTCACCTTCAACTGTTTCGTCTTTTTCAGACACAACCGTTAATTTTTTAGTTGCCGGGTCTATACTCATTGGAACACCTTTTTTAGACATCAAATCTTGAGCCGCTTTTCTATCAGCATCTACCGCTGGGTCAAATGTAGTTGTTGTGGAGGTTTTTGTAACCGATTCTTTAGTATCTTTTTTAGATTCCGTTAATTTACCAAATAATAAATTAACTTGAGATTCACTTAAATTTTCTAAAGTGGATGGTTTTAATCCGTGACCAATTAACTTTAATTTTTTTTGATTAGTGTTCATATATAATTGTTTTTTCAAATTCTAAAACGATATCTCGTTCATATAATTTATTTTTAACCGATTCTTCGGTTTCTCCAAATTTAAAAACCAACCTTTTTTGGTGGTTAAAATCAACATCATCGTTTTCATTTTCCCAAGACAATGATATAATACCATCAATAGTATCAATCATTGAGAAATAGTCAGAGTTTTGAATTACTGACATTGTTATAACGTCATTCTTCAAAACTCCTACTTTTTTTATATGCTCTAAATCAGGTGGTAATGGGTAACCGTTAGATGGTTTTGAATCCCAATTTTCCCCCCAAATATTTTCTGAACTATCCGAAAAAATAAATTCATATATGTTATCACCCTTATAATTTGGTCCTAATTCATTAACATATATTAAATAATTCATTACAATATTTGACCTTTGGTGTTTACTCTTAATTGTTTATTGTTCATTTCAAACACTAAATTATTTTTGTTAGTTTTACCAATTAATTTTGCTTCAGGATATTTGTTAATCACTTTAGTTGACGCAACTTCTTGAGAAATACTTTCAGAAAGTTTTTTAATATTATTAATTTTTTCTTTTCTAACTTCCTTTAATGAAGTTGATTGTTGTATTTTAGATTCTAAAAGTTGTTTTTCTTTTTCATTAACTTTAAAATATTTTTCTAAAATACTATCAACTTTTGATTCACTAAACAATCCTTCTATCATTTCTTCCATACGACCAGAGTGGTCATTATCCATTTCATCTTTTTTAGTTTTAACTTTAAATGGTTTACCTGTTGTTTTTTTATAGTAATCAAAATGTTTTTCACCATTGTTTGAACCAAACCATTTTTGTTTATCACCATATTTGTCGTGTAATTGTTTAAAAGTTTCAAATTCTTCAGTGTCAAAATCATCACCAGCTATCCCATATAACTCAGAATCTTTAACTGGTCTATCTTTTTCATCAAAATATTTATCACCTTTGAAATCTTTTCTATCTGTATTACCAAATGAACCATACATTCCTTCACCCATTTCACCACTTGGTACTTCAGGTTGTAATTCTTCATCCGGAGCCAATTCATCGGCACCCATTTCATCTGAACTATCTTCACCACCAAAAGGATTTTCATCTTCAATACCTTCTAATTTATTCATAATATCTTCTTTATCTTCTTCTTCTAAAGATTCTAAATCTAAAGCCGATAAAATAGAGTTGATAACATATTTCACATCTTTTGATGAAAGTTTTTCTTCATCTTCATTATCTTCAAGGATTCTCAATTTTTGAGCTAATTTTCCTGTCAATTTTTGAATAACTTTAAGGTTAACAACCTCGTCACCCATTTCTTGGTCATCACCTAAATCCATATCTTCTTCCGGTTCAGGTAAATCTAATTCTTCTTCAGGAGCCGGAGCGGGTGCCGGTGCAGGAGCGGGTGCTGGTGCAGGAGCCGCCGCAGGAGCTACTTGTTCTGTAGCATCTATTTTTAAAATATATTTCGTAGCGTCATTATCGCTTTCAAAAAATAAATTAACATTATTTTCTTGACCTTCATTAACATTAATTTCTTTCGCAATTAAGTTAAGTCTTTTAAAGGCTTGTGAATATGATGAATAATATTTTCTATTTTTCATAGGGTCTAAATAATCACCTTCACCGGTAGATTCTGATATTGTTTTTTTAATTACATAACCATTTCTTTCTTTAACAATTTGATAATTGTTTCCGTCAGCCAATACTTTATTATATTCAACTGATTTATTCTCATTAATTGAATTTGGAGTACTTTCTTTATATCTGGCAATTTCCATTATACGAGTAATTTTTTCCATACCCTCTAATTTTTCACTACCAATTGGTTTTAATTTTCCCATTTTTTTATTTTTGTTTTTTAAATTAATTTATATATAAATATATTCAGAATTAAAAATGTTAAAATTTTAATTCTTTTTATTGTATTTCATTTAAGGATAATGACTTATCGATGTACTCATTTTGAAAATCAAACAATTTTTCTAGGTATCCATTTCTTCTCAGTACCTTGAAAACTAAATTTTCATTTGATAGTTCCCCACCTTTCTCTAGTCCTGAAGTTCTATACTTTTTTAACTTATCTTTATATCTATCTATCAATTTTTTTGCGTCGTCCAATGACTCATCTTTAGCGTTTTCAATAACATCGTCGATGGTTTTCATCCATTCTTCTGATTTTATCTTAACTGATTGGGTATCAATTTCCACATTTTCTTTTTTTGGTTCGCTAACCCATTCATCGAATAATACAGAATATTCTCCACTACTAAAATGTTTTTCAACATCATCCTGAACATACAATTCAACATCATATCCATATATGGTGATATTATGTTTATCGTTATATAAAGTTTTTTTTAATCTAAATAATTCTTCGTATAATGGTAATTCTTTTTTCGAAAATTGTTTAAAATCTACAATTATATGTAAATCCACATCAGAATATTTTGACCAATTAAAATTTGCCAATGAACCTGTCATTACCACATCGGAGACAATTACATCAACACCCAAAAAATCAATGAACTCATAAGCAATTTCTAAAAGACGTTCCCTTACTTTGGGTACCATCGTTTCTACTTCATCATCTTGTGAGTTCCAAAATTTAGGATTTAATTCGTCTTGTAATCTAAAACTGGATAATATACTTTTTAAATTGCTCATTAACTATAAATACTTAATTATTTATAATTGTTACAATTTTTTGTATTTGAATACCTTTGAAATATCTGTGGTAAAAAACTTACCCTGTGATTCCGCCATTCTGAATTTTGTATATACATTATGAGGAACAGCCTCATACTCGTATTTCATACCATTTTTAAATTCAGCGATTAATTTTTTAGTTTCTGTATCGTATTCAGTTTTTACGATATTTGTTGACTCAATTTCGTTAATAATTTTAGTCCCGTCTATTGTTTCTTTTTTTATTGCCATTTTTTAAAGGTGTTTCTAAATCAATTATTTGTAATTTATCCATAAGATAAGTAGTAAACTCATTATGGTCAACATCACCGAAAAAACTTCTTAATTCTGAATAAACATTATCCCTTAATGTTGAGAATTTTTGAAAGTTTCTCATAATATCATTTGGGTAATATGGGGGACTTTTAATATCCTCATCCGACCAACCCTCTCGTTGGAATGCCAATCTAAGATTCCTATAAGTTTCTATTAGTTCATTATCAATACCTAAAGTATCGATGTATTTCATCCAAGCATTTTTATAATCCATTTTTATAAATATATTAAAATAATGTTTTGGTAATTCAAAAATATGTATTACTTTTGTCCAATCATTTGAAATAATGAAATTAACCCTTATACTTAAATAAAACAAATTAATTATGATAGAATCTATGGATGGTAACGAAGGAAGAGGTAAGAACACAAGTGTTTCCGAATCAGCAACACCAGTGTTAGACAATTTTAGTCGAGATTTAATAAAATTGGCTGAAGAAGGGAAATTAGACCCTGTTATTGGTAGAGAAAGTGAAATTACGAGAATTGCCCAAATTCTTTCTCGTAGAAAGAAAAATAACCCAATTATTATTGGAGAACCTGGTTGTGGTAAAACCGCAATCGTTGAGGGTCTTGCAATTAAAATCTATAATGGGGATTGTCCAAGAAACTTAATGGACAAAAGAATCGTATCATTAGATATGACATCAATCGTTGCAGGAACAAAGTATCGTGGTCAATTTGAAGAACGAATGAAAGTAATTATAGAAGAATTACAAAACGCACCAAACATCATCGTATTCATTGATGAGATTCATACCATCGTTGGAGCAGGGAATTCATCAGGGTCAATGGACGCATCAAACATCTTTAAACCAGCTCTTGCTCGTGGGGAAATCCAATGTGTTGGAGCAACAACATTAGATGAATATAGAAAAAACTTTGAAAAAGATGGAGCGTTAGAAAGACGTTTTCAAAAAGTTGTTGTTGATTCACCAAGCAAAGAAGAGACATTACTTATCTTGGAAAACTCAAAAGATAAATACGAATCTTACCACAAGGTAACCTATTCCAATGAGATTTTAAATCTATGTGTTGATTTAGCGGAAAGATATATCACCGATAGAGAATTTCCGGATAAAGCGTTTGACATCTTGGATGAGGTTGGTGCGAGAAGTCAGGTAGAGATTAAAACTCCGGACTCAATAGAAAAGTTGAAACTCCAAGCATTCGATATTAAACAACAAAAAATGGATGTTGTTAAACGACAAGATTATGAGGAAGCCGCAAATCTTCGTGATAAAGAAAAAAGAGTCTTAAATAAACTTGAATCTGAAAAGAAAAAGTTTGAAGAAGAACTCCTTACAAATAAAAAAGAAATCACCATTGATTTGGTTTATGAGGTTGTATCCAATATTACCAAAATTCCAATCACCAAATTAAACTCTGATGAGACTAAATTATTATCCGAAATGGAAGTTAATTTATCAGATAAAGTTATTGGACAATCTGATGCAGTTTCAAAAATTGCCAAGTCAATTAGAAGAAGTAGAATTGGGATTAAAGACCCAAACAAACCAATTGGTTCATTTATCTTTTTAGGGTCAACCGGTGTTGGTAAAACATATTTAGCAAAACAACTCGCCAAACAAATGTTCGGTAGTGAGGATAATATGATTCGTGTGGATATGTCAGAATACCAAGAAAAACATACCATATCAAGATTAATCGGAGCACCTAGCGGATATGTTGGGTATGAGGATGGGGGACAACTAACCGAACAGGTTAAAAATAAACCATATTCTGTTATTCTATTTGATGAGGTTGAGAAAGCTCATAAAGATATTTTCTCCACACTTCTTCAAGTATTGGATGAAGGACACCTAACCGATAGTTTAGGGAAAAAAATCAATTTCAAAAATTGTGTGATTATTATGACCTCAAATGTTGGAGCAAAAAAATTACAAGATTTTGGTTCAGGTGTTGGTTTTAAAACTGGGTCAAGTACCTATGTTGAGGAAGAATATCGTAGAGATGTTTTGAAAAAGGAATTAAAGAAATTCTTTACTCCGGAATTTTTAAATCGTGTAGACGAGATTGTAATCTTTAATTCTTTAGTGAAAGAAGATGTTAAAAAAATTGTGAAATTAGAATTGGACATCCTAACTAATAGATTAATTGGAATGAAATACGACATCACTTTTGATGGTAGTGTTTTAGATTTAATATCTGATGTTGGATTCGATGAAACCTACGGAGCAAGACCAATTAAACGAGCTATCCAAGACAAACTTGAGGATTTTGTGTCAGAGGAGATTATAAAAGGAACTGTGGTTGAAAACACCCCATACACAATTATCTCTGTGGATAAAGAAATTAAATTTCAAGAAGTTGTAGAAGTTGTGAAAAAGACAAGAAAGAAAAAGGGGGATGTATAATCCCCCCTTTAAATACCAAAAAAATAACCCCACCTTTCGGAGGGGTTTTTTATTTAAAACTTATAAAAATATTTTGAATCTGTTTTATATAGATATTTTTTATATCCCAAATCCTGAATCATCTTTTTACCCGTCTCTATTCCATTATAAACATCCTCAACAACCACATACTCATTTCTTGTGTGATAGTCGTAATAACCTATCGCAAAATTGATACAGGAGAAGTCAAATAGGTTCTTCAGAGCATAAACATCAGTATATGGATTTGAAAAGTATTCTTGTTCACCTTTAAAGTTTTCTGTTAAGACATTATCACAGGTCTTAAAAAATTCACTCTCTCGGTCAAACAATTGTGTTCCCATACAAAATTCTGTAACCATTCTGTTTCCTGGTGCATCAAATTGAATTCCGTATCCAACATTTATAAAGAAGTCAGGGTTTGCTTTTTTGGACCCGTGACATCCGGTTTCTTCAGATACAAAGAAAGCAGCCTTTAGATTTGGTAATTCTTTTAATAATTCCAAACAAGCATAAACACCACATTTGTCATCACCACCAATACCGGTTGGATTTCCAAAATCGTTATAAGCCTTTAAAGCTGGTTTGAGTTCATATTGATTGTTCTGTAACATCTCCTCACGAATATTTATCGTGTCTATGTTATGAACCGTATCTGTATGAGCAATAACACAGGGAAAATAATCTATAAATTCGTCTGTTTGTTTTGTTGCGTAGATATTATTATGTTCATCCACATTAAAGGGAATTCCATTTTCTTCTAACCAATTGATTAGAAATTCTACCATAAGGTCTTCTTGATATGTTTTTGTCGGAACCGACAATACATCTTTTAATAATTGATAATTTCTTTCCATAGCACAAATATAGGGAAAATAATTAACATAAAAACATTATTTTAATTTATTCTAACAAAACCCTCAAATAATTCGGGTGAAACTAAAAAGTTATTAAATTCTTCTTCGGTATAACTTCTACGAGCAACACCAGTTTTAGTGAAAACATCCATGTGTATTCTATTTGTTTCGGGGTCAATTTCTCTAATAAAAAATTCTCTACCATACGAAGTCTTACTTCTAGTATTAAGTGGGTATTTAGAGATAACTCTATCGTAGATATTTGAGTATTCTAAAATATCCACATACTTATCAGATTCTTCTAATTCCTCAAGTATTTCATCTAATTCTTCACCTATAACAATATTAAGTCGTTCTTCATCAAAATCATTACATTGTATTTCATATCTATATTCATCCCATCCACCAGTATTAAATGTGTGACCAATGTCTGTTAAAACACCATTGATATTTTTGGTGGGGTCTTGACTAATCTTGAACATTGATAATAAAAGACCAACAGTAGTATAATAAGTTCTAAAACAATCTATGTTGATTAACCCATAATTTTGGAAAATTTCACAAATTTCATCCTTAATTTGTTTTTTAGCCTCATCGTGACGACACCCATTTTCAAGGTCCACATATTCTTCTAACATACTTTCAATTTGACCACCAAACATATCCATCAATTTTTCAGCAGCCTTTTCTTTGGTTTCCTCGCCATCTAACGAAATTAAATCAGGTGAAATATATTTTAAAATCTGTTTTAATTTAACCTTATTTTCATCTGAAAACCAACCGAAAAAATACCCCCCTTGCCAATCATCGGCGGCTACATTATAATCAACATAATCATATGTGTCGCCGTAATATGAAAATAATCTATCCACATAATAAACATCTTCTTCTTCAACCTGAAATAATTTAACATAATCCGAAATTTCATCAAAACGTAATTTGATTGTACTTTTACCTGGATTTTTTTCATTGTAATTAAATTTATAAACTAAATCGTCAGCACCTTCCATTTCATTAGATGACACCGGTTCACCATTCTTAACCTTAACCAATAATTCATAAATTGGACTATAACCAATTATGGGTTCAAGTTCCGATTTAACTTCATCAGGTAACTCATGAAATAATTCTTTTCTATCAATAAGCCTATATCTCATAACCTCACTACCCAAATAAAGTATTTCATTATCGGGGCCTTTATGAATAACATATATTTGGATAGGTTCTTTATCTTTATCAATAATAAAGTAAGTATCTCCATCCCGAAATTCATCCCATTTAGATTTTATCGAAGGAGGAGCGTAATATATAAAAGAATCGTAATCCATTGGTTCAACAATTAACCAATCGTCATTGTCAAATATTGTTTTAAATTCCCCGTGAGAGTCGTTTTTATCGGGCATAGATATTTATTTTAATAATAAATATATTTTTATTTGGAATTATCTAAAAATGTATTATCTTTGTAGAGTTAAAATATGGGAGTGACACGGAATTGACTATTCGTAATAGTTATTTGGGGCACGTAGTGAGATGTTCTCTATCACTTAAATCTATGGGCACAACAATTTAGACGGAAACGTTTTAAACAAAATGGCTCTAGTAGGTCTTGTACGTCAAGATGAGCTTGTGAACGTAGCGTAAGCAAACACACATTGGGGTCGACAGACAGATGCACCTAGCAACAGAACTGTCTTAAGGTGTAATACCACCAGAAGATGTATTAGGAGTCTCGTTCAGGGGTCTACTCCAACACAAGTGAACCCGACACAGTTATTGGTGACGATGTCAAAATAGGAACCAAATATTTGTCAGTTGAGAATTAACTGAATAAACGTGTAGTCCTTAATAGGTAATACAAGTAACACCGGAGTTCGAGTCTCCGCACTTCCACAAAAAGAAAAACCCATCATACGATGGGTTTTTTTGTTATCAGTTCAAATGTTTATTTTTTAATCTTTTAATACTTGTTTATCCCCAACCGGAGACGTGAATTTGGATGTTAATTTATCTAATCTTGAATCAAAATTTCTATATACATCACTAAACATTTTATCTACGTCATCCATTCTTTTGTTGGTGTACATATTTGTTTCAGTATATAATCTATCAACCCTATCAATCTCACCATCAATACGACGGTTTAGAGAATCCCCACCACTATTAATATCATTAAAGATATGTCCTTGAACTTGTTCTAATTGTTTGCATTTATTTTTTAATCTGTTAATCTGAATGCACATTATAACCATAACCACAACTCCCAGTACCCCGAGAACCAAACCTATACCCATAATGAACGATGTTAAATCTACCATAATTTCTGTTTTTTATTTGTTTATTTTTGAACTGATAATTAATGATAATAAAAAAAGAGACTATTTCAAGTCTCTCTTCATATCTCTTTCAATATCCCGAGATTTAATACTATCTCGTTTATCGTGTATCTTCTTCCCTTTGGCAAGAGCAATTTCCATTTTAATTAATCCGGTTTCATTTATGAAGACACGATAAGGAACGATGGTTACACCATTGATTAACTCATTCTCCCACTTATTAAGTTCTTTTCGTTTGGCCAATAGTTTTCTATCCTTTACGGTCTCGTGGAAGGACCCAAACCCATAATCGGAGATATTCATCCCCTTTATAAATAACTCCCCGTTATTGAAATAACAATACCCTTCAGAGATGGATACCTTCCCCTGACGAATGGACTTTACCTCTGAACCAACTAGTTTGATTCCCACAATTAGTGTCTGTAGGAATGAATACTCAAACTTGGCTTTCTTATTGACTATGTTAATTGAATTTTTCATTGGACAAAGATAATATAAAAATTGATATAAACAAAAAAAGGTGATACAAATTAATGTATCACCTTCTTGGCTAATTAGGTTGAGATTAAACCTATTATTGAGAATCTTTAAAAGGATTATTAGTTCCCTCTGTATCCACACCCTTTTGGGATGTAATCCTCAGTGACGATTGGTTAGACCAATCACTCCTCGAGTCGTAAATTACTCTCTTATTACTACACTCTCTTTAATCTTGCGAACTAATTAATCCTTGCGGGATTAGAGGTTTTTGGTAAGAATACACATCAACTTGCGGTCTTTGTGTGCTATGGACGGCCCATAACTAAGTAGTCACCTTGTCATCTACGACTGACAGACACTTTTGCTTTTTTCTGTTTAGTTTTTCACCATGTTGAAAATAGTAATTGTGTTGTGGATGTGTCGAAGAAGGGGTCTGTCGTAAGCTTCGCTATCTTTTGGACAACAAAATACTAACCTCCTCCGTGTAATGTCCCCATTACGAAATTTCAAGTGTAGTTCATATCAACATCTTGGTAGATGTTTGATAGGGATAAAATCGACACCACTCGTTCTTTATCTTACCTTTCGGTTTTAACTCAACTCTTATTTTGGAACCCGCAATTACATATTTGGAAATATGTTTCTTACTTGGTTCCTATGGGTTATTCTTATTGGTGTTCCCACCTCAACCGGACAATCCACATTGCCAAGTTAGTATTCCATTTCCCTACGAAGTTATCCTCGGTACTACAGGACTACTAATATCCCACTTGCTTACTCGAGTTCGGTTTCCCAAACCCCAAAATTAGTAACACAACTAATTTCGGTTTATCCTGCTTTCGCAGTTTATTTAAAGATGATAAGCCACCTATTATCTTTGATACAACACCGAAGTGTTATAATGGATAATCTAAAATTTCTAAGAACGTCTTTAAGGTTTCCCTTAATTGTTTTACAAAGGTAAGTGATTTTTTTCATTTGTCAAGCACTTTATAAAACTTTTTTTTAAAAAATAAAATGTGTTGTGTAAGCTCTACCACTGCAGCTAAACCTTGGTCACCAGGATTACGGTTGTTGGAATCGAACCAACGACTCTACACGACACATTTATAGTGGTATCAACGGGACTCGAACCTGTGACACAGGGTTTTTCAGAACCCTTGCTCTACCAAGGGAAATAAATCTCCCACTGAGCTATAATACCATATAAAATAATGTGGGTGTATGCTCTACCATCTGAGCTACGGATTTGAAACCGGAGGGATTTGAAACCTCGACACAACACCCACACCATTAATTCAATGAACTTATTTTCTTCTACAAAGATAATACATTTATTTTAATCTGTCAAATCTTTTTTGATTTTTTTTAATTCATGTTATCCAAGAACATTTCAATAATCTCATCTTCCTCTTCATCTGTCCCCTCGGCTCCGTTAAGCCATTCTATGGTATCCACAGTGTAATCGTCCCAACTATCCCAGAACGCGTGAATTGTAAATTCTCTTCCATCCTCTGTTTGACCATCATAATCGTAATTTGCAGAAGTTAGAACTTCGCTTGAATAATTTATTTCCATTTTTTTTCTATTTTTAATTTTTTAATCCCCTCATTAATATCATTTGATAACCACTCTTTCCACTCATCAAATGTAAATTTTGAATCCGGATTGTCTTTCAAATAATTTTTATATTGTGTCTCTAATGTCGCCATATAATTTAAATTTGTAGTCAGGACAGGAATCGAACCTGTAAATATTGACTTGAACAATTGCTCGAAGTCTCAACGTCTACCACGCCAGGGACATCCCTAACCTTCCTCCACCTGACTATTTTTCGCTAATGTTAAAAACTGACTCAATCTTCCAAAAAAACATCAACTTGGTACTTACTATATCGGCTCCCCCATCCTAGTTATATATTTACCTGAAACTTCGGCCGGCTGTTGATTGACCACTCCCACCTACTCAAGTAGTTTTTACACACTCATCATCCAACCCATCCGGTTTTGAGATTGATACTCACTATAAGTACATTTTCTCATTGAGGAATAGTCGGGTCTCAACTTAACATGAGTCGGATATTTTTTCTCGTGTTCTTTACTCTCTCTTATCACCTTAGCATAAGCTTCTCTTTTACTTGGAGCCCACACATCATTAAATCCACCACCTATCCAATTAAACAAATAAAGGTATTCACCGTTAACACTTCTATACAATTTCTCTTTAGCCATAATGATTAGTTTTAAATCCGATACAAAGATAAGCATTAAATCCACACTTCCAAACTTTATTTCATTTTTTTTTAAAAAATTTTTTTACTATAACGATTCCGTAGATTTATTTACTATTTTTCTTGACATGACGATGATATTTATATATAATTTAACAGAATAAAAAAACAAACTATTATGAAAAAGTTATTATTGGCGATTGTTATCGCAGGGTCTTTGTCTCTAACTTCTTGTTGGAAAGGTACAAAAAATGAAGAATCAACAACAGAAGTTGCAACCGATACCACACAAGTGGATTCAGTACAGGTTGATTCAGTGGAAGTGGATACTATAAAAGTAGATACGGTTAAGTAATCAGAAACCCCTCTTAACGGAGGGGTTTTTTTATTTTAAAAGTTGTTTAATTCTATTAATATCTTCATTAAGTTCATCGTCTTTTTTCTTTGGTTTGTCGGATAACGCTTTATTAATAAAAGATATTGGACTTAAAAGTATATCGGTAAAAATGTCTGACCCACCGATTCTAGGTTCATTTGATTTTACAATAGGTTCTTTGGTTTTAGGCTCTTTGGTTTTAGGGTCTTTAACATTCTTGTTAAATTGATGACCACTTAAAAAATCACCAACATTTTGTTTTGATTTGTTTTTATTTAGTATTGAGAATGATATTTCTTTATCTGAAAAATATCCAATAGTGTGTCCTTGTTTTACTGTACTACCAATTCCAACAATAACTCTACCTATTTCACAAAAATCTGAATAAAATGTCTCCCCATTAACATTATGCTCAATACTAAGATTTCCATCACAACGATTAAAGGATGGTACAACTATACCATCATAAGGACTAACTAATCTATCGTTATCGTATGACGAAAGACTAACAGTTTTTGATAACATACCTTGTTTTAATTCACCATTAGGTGAAGGTGAGATGAAATAATTCATTATAATAAATTTTTTATACGATTAATACTCTCAAGTATTCTTTTATTTTTAAAAAAATTTTCATTATTTAACGACATAATTTTTGATATTCCAGCCGATAATAAATCACCTCCAATCTCTGGTTGTCCATCAACATAGGTAATATCACCTTCATCACCGGTTAAATCGCTTTCTGTTGAACCTTTACCTTCTGGTTGACCACCTCTATATGATATATGAAAATGACCACCAGTTGCTTTAGAAGTTGGACTTGTATATTCATCAATATATGAAAATCCATTGTATTTTGTCTTATATGAATCTAATAATGATTTAAAGTCTGAACGACACACACTATCTAAAGTCACATCAACCGCCTCACCTTTAGTATGACGACTAGTATAACTTGTAATTTTTTTATGAAAAGAATCATTACCGGATGTAAAAGTTAAAGGACAATTACTTTTTAGTTTTTTCCAATCATCCATGAATTTAGATAATATGTCTAAAAAATCAGGTTGTAAATCACCACCAGAGGTTAATTCATTACCCTTTTCAACATTCCCAACACTTTTAAGTTTAGATTTGAATTCTGATGAAGATATTTCTAATAATGTTATTAATTTTTTCATATTATTGTTGTAGATGGTTCATTAAGACACCACCCAATGAGGCTGAATACATTTTTAAATGTTGGATATCTTCTTCGTCAAGTTTAGTTTTTCTTTTTGTATAATCTAAACCTAATGTTCCAATATACTTTCCGTCAATGGATTTGATTGGGAATAAGTATCCGGATTTACATCCGGTATCTTCAGCAACATATTTTAACCCAAAAGTCGCTATTGTTTCATCTTTATAATCTGCAATTTCAATAGATTCGTTCTCTAATAAATAGTTGATAGATTTTGAAAATAAATTAACGGGGATATTTTGGAAGTTTGATTGGATGGATGAAACACCGGTTTTTACTGTTTCGTAGATAACGCTAAACTTAGCCATTGATTTACCTGTTGGGTAAAAATTTCCACCATTATGAAATTGAGTCACCCAAACTCTATCGGGTTTTAATTCGTCTTTGATACGGTCCAATTTAGTCATTACTAACTCACTAACTTTTAAAGTTTCTAAAACCATATCAGGTTTTTGACTCTTTTTATCTAATTTATTTTTAATAAATAATAATATAACTGGTCCTAAAACTCCCGTGATAAACGCTACTATTACTGATGTACTCATAATTTGTTAATATATCAAGATAAATAGTTTAAAAATAAAAAAAGTGAGGACAATTCCTCACTTTTAGTCATTTTTCCTACAATTTTTTAAATTCCGGTTTGATTAGATTCCATATAATTTCGGAGTAATCTTTACGGTCAAACATCCTAAATAAAATACCTGATAAATGTTTAGGTTGTTGTGATACCCACTCAGCATACTCTTTTCTATCTGTGATGGGTTCTTTGTCGTTATATTTACCATACATTTTACCATCAAATTTTTTACCAGCATCTTCAGATATTTGGAAATAAAAATACCTTAATTCTTTTACATAATTTTTAATTTTGGTGTAAAATTCATCCGGAACATCTTTTAATAATTCCATTACATCTTCACCATTTTTTAAATATTCCCATATACCTGTTGTAGACACATTGGTCATAATTTTATGAAGACGAAGATACTCAACACCTTTTACTTTAACTCTATCTCCATTTGAGAACTTCACCACGAACCCCTCTTGGTCGTTTTTAACCATTTCTTTTAATTGTTGGTAGTCCTTGATACCATCGTATTTTTTAACCACATCAAAACCCCACTCATCCCAATCTGACATGTCATAATCTTTACCCCAATTATCGAATGCTCCCAATAGGACCAGTTTCTCTTCACCTTTATAATCCAAAACAATTCTGTTTTCCGGGTAGATAATCTCAAAACAAAATGTCATATGTCTAAACATTATGTCTGTATTGTATTTCTTTAAGAGTTCTCTCGCTTTGATTGCTTGGTCTGATGTAAATGAACCACGAGTGGCAACCACCCATTGACCTTCATACCAAAATACGATACCTAATGAACCATCCATTTTTTCATAAACTTCAAAGGTTTCAGTAGGAGTATATTTTCCTTCCTCAATATTAAAGAATTTTTTAAATGGTGTTGCAACAATATCTCCTTTGTCGTCAGTAACTAAACCTCTTGTACTAAGAGTCACCTCATCCCACAGGTTCTCGTACTGAACTTTTTCAGAGTAGTTCCATATGGTTAATGGGAGTGTTGGATGTACTTGTTTGTAAAGTAATCCGTCTTCGTAATATTTGTTTAGTTTTTCTAACATAATTTTATTTTTTCTTTTTCTTTTTTTTAATAGGTCTTTCAGGTCTTTCTAAATATCTTGGGGGTAAAGGGATTTGTCTTCCCCCTCTGAATACACATCCATTTCCCATCATGAGGAAGGACCAAATAAACCACCCTATCATAATTTTATTTCAAATCTATCTTTCATTTGGACTAATTTATCCTCCGGAACTCCGTGTTCATTGACACCACCGTGTCTATTTTCCACAATGATGGAGAATACTTTATACCCGTATTTTGCTGCCAAGTCATAATATGGTTGCATTTCCCACTCTTGTGTGAATGTATTAGACACCACAACTTTATGTTCGTATTTCATCAAAAAATCAACTTCTTCTTGACACCAAGCGTGAGCATCTTTAATTTCAGATGGTTTGAAATTATAATTTCCATCTCTATCCACAAAGAACATATCGGCTTCTTTGACATACCCTTTATTACCGGCAATAGATTTTGCCAATGTTGATTTACCACTTCCTGGTAATCCTCTCAATAAAAATAACTCTTTCATTTTAATTTTTTAAATATTTCACAATCTTTTCAATTCCTTCGGTATCATCCGAATTAATAATAAATTCATCAAACGCTCCGTACTTACATTGATAACCAAAAATATATTTCAAACCATAACTAACTCTTTCCCAAAAAGGTCGTTTAGTTAAATGAGTGTGGATATATACCATTGGATGTTTCACACCATCAATTTCGTCTTCATCATACATTACCACCATTTGATGTTCTGTGTTATGACAAGAACAGATGAATAAATCTTTTTGTGTTTGTTTAATTTTCATGTTTTTTTAATCTTTTTTTTATTTTTTTTAACACTATTTTATCATTCGCAGCATCTTTTAGTGAATTATATTTAGTGTAGGATTCTTTAGTTAGTTTTAATAACTCAATACTTTCTTCATCCGATAAATCAAATAAAATATGACCACAAATTACTTTTGTTATAAATCTATAAGTCGTAACTGTTGTCCAAAACTTTTTTAATCCAAAATATTTTGTCTTATAAATCTCATCCGCAGAACTATAATCCCACTGCGTATAAACTCTAATATCGGGTTCACCATCTTCAAATTTTAAAGTAAACTCCATTATATCGGGACTTATGTGTTCTGATTTGTCATAATTCTCTTTAACTTTAAACCGCTTTGTAACGTATGGTGATGGACTATAACTACCACAATATATGTGATTAGCAAAATAACAATTGTGAAAAATATTTTCACCACCCACATTCTCTAATTCTTTGTGAATTAATTCTAAAATTTTTTCTTTCATCTTATTTTTACTTCTATTAATTTTTTTCTTAACCATTCTTCATTAACATAATCCGGTCTTTCCCCCAAAATAATTTCATCTATTGTCTCCCCAAGGATTTCCATTAACATTGATTTAATTTCTGATGGAGCGTCCATTGGTACATATGAAAAACAATCTTGTATCATCTCGTAAGTCAATGGTACCTCAATAATCACTCGCTTGGGGATTAAATTCCCCTTTTCATCAAAATGGGATTCTTCAATTCTCGTGTTATACATATTATTTTCTTTTTTTACCGTCTTCAGTTTCAATCTCATCCGTGTGGTGGTCAAATAACATATCTGACACAATATCACGTTTATCCATTATTCTTATTATATCATCCATATCATATACTCCAAAATTTGGGTGACCATCCATACCAACATCCATTTTCTTACCTTTACCAAATCTTAAATTTGTTGGTAAGTGAACGTGTCCATGGAGATGAATAACACCTCTATTCAAGTTCTCCCAAGAAGCTATTGGATAATGAAATAATTCAAATGTTTTGAATTTGTATGTCATAATATCTGAACGAGAAACACTTGCAAATAACTCCTGACAATCACCTCTGTTGTTTTGAATGTGGTGGTCGTGATTACCTAATATAAGGTGAATCTCTTTACACACAATTCTATCTCTGAATTTTTGGATGTTTTCAAATCCCCCGAAGCTCCAATCCCCAAGATGAATTAACACATCATCTTCACCAACAACACTATTAATGTTATTAACGATTGTTTCGTTCATCTGTTCTATTGTATTAAAATCTCTCGTTTGAGATATCGGAATACTACCATCAGGGAGACGCCATTCGGTCACTCCTCTACATATGTTTTTGTGTCCGTAGTGTGTATCGGACGTAACAAAAACTTTTCTATCTTTATCTATCTTAATCATACTGCAAATGTAGTTCTTTTTTTCCAAACCAAAAAGGTTTTTCTCTATTTTTCCAAGAGGCTAAATTAATTTTAGCACCCATATAATAATTTCTATAAGATTCCACAACAGAATCCACCTTAAACTCATCCGGCATTGCCATTGCTGGTTGAGTAAAACCAATATCCGGAATGTTTGGTTTATTAATGATACACCAATTAATCACATCTATTGATTTGTGTCTTTTACCATACCTGTGGGTATATTCCTTCCCAAGTTCTAACCCCAATTCACACAAATACAAATAATTTGATAAACTCTGACGAGCCCACACCGCACAAGGGTGATTTTTATGAGACAACTTGTACGGTACTTGGTCGTTAACTTGGTCGGTTACGTGATGAACGCTACATAATAATTGAGCGGTTTCCAAAATCATTTTCACTACGTGTTTATCTACGTGGTATTGAGCCGATAGTTTAGGATTCTCATCCAAGAAAAATATATTCATTATACATGTGGTATTTTGACTCTTACACAAGTTTGTGCTTGACCCTCGTTCATATAAAAATTATTTAAATAACCCATAATATTTGCACTTCCAATTGGATTAGCCGAATGAACATATACAGTTGGAAAAACAAATTTATCTATTTTTCTCTCACTTCTTGTCATATTAAACCTTCCCTCGTTTGTATTGTGGAATAATGCAACCAAGAATTTGGCAGCATCATATCCGGTTTTTTCGTTAATATTGTTATAATCCAAAGTATAGTTCGGAGAAACATTACCATAATACTCTTTCATCGCAGAATCACCTAAATCGTGGTCCAGGGAGATTGTACTAACATTTTCTAAACCAATTTTGTTAACTTCGTTAACAAATTCATCATAATCTCTAACAACAACCCAATCATCTCCGGTTGGAGTTCTTACATCATCGAGATAAATTCTACAAGTTGTTTTCATATTATTTTCCATATCACATTATTTAGATGCAAATATAATAATTTTTTTTTTAATAAAAAAACTATTTATATTAAAATGTTAGTATGAATGGTCAAAAATTAGAAATTATAAATAACGGTAATTCAAAAATAACAATAAAGTATCAAAACTTTAATGATTCTTCGTGGAAGACTGGGGTAGTATTAAACCCTAAACAATCTAAAACCATATGGTGTTTTAAAGGGACGTTTTCACATACGTTAGGTAAATTAAAAATTATCTCAAATGTTAACTGGCCCGAAACAAATATTGTTTCATCACCTATTTGTGTTTTACCCAATAATTTAAGTCCCATTGATATTTTAAAATCTGTTATCTTGGAAAATCCGAGTGAAGTAATAACGTTTGATTTAACTATTGGACCAATTTGTTATTGGATAAATTTACAAAATAGTCCGTCTTACACCAATAGAAACGCAAAAACTACCTCTTACTCTAACTATAGTTATGATACCCAACAGATGATTATGTATAACAAAAATAATGGTTGTATCGTATCTAATGGTTATTATATGTCAAATGATTTGTTATCAGCTCAAAAAGGGGTGATAACAATAGTTGACACGGGAGATATTTGTCAAATACCTACACCTACACCAACACCAACAAACACTCAAACACCAACAATAACCCCAACAATAACTCCAACAAAAACAATAACCCCAACAATAACATCAACCCCAACGATAACACCAACGCCAGGTCTTGAACATTATTTAAGACTAACCTTTAATAATATTGGAAGTATAAACTCATTAGTTGGTGACCCAACAGACGTTACAAATTGGAATAATTTTTTTGATTTACCATATTATGGTAATGATTTCTCATCAGTTACCATCAATGATGTAAATGTATTATTATTTGGTGGTAGTGACATTATGATAAAAAGTGGTTTATTTAATAATAACAATTCGTTAATAGAAATTGTTGATGAGCTTAATTGTATTACTCAAATTGGTATTAGCGGATTTTCATCTTGTTTAAACCTAACAACAATTATTCTACCAAATAGTCAATATTGTAATACTAATTGTTTTAATATAACACCAAAGGTTAACTATATTAGTTTACCAAATCTTAAAACCGCAGGTGAACAAACATTCGGGGGGGTGATAATGTTAACCAATTTATCTTTACCAAAATTAATAAATTCTGGTGAATATTGTTTTTATTCCTGTAATAATATCACAAATTTTAATCTACCAAATTTAATTTCTATAGGTAATAATGGTTTTGATAATTGCGCATCAATGACGGAATTATATATACCATCAATTTTATCTTTAGGTGATAGTGTAGATAATGAGAATGTTTTTAATGGTATAACCGGAAAAACAATAAATCTAACAGTTTCATCGTATATTATGACATGTAATGATGGATATCCGGATGGTGATATACAATATCTATTATCTAATAATAATGTTACTATCATAACAATCGACATAACGCCAACCCCAACACCAACTCAAACCCCAACTCAAACTCCAACAATAACCCCAACAAACACTCAAACACCGACAAAAACCCCAACAAATACTCCAACAAACACTCGAACACCTGGGTTATCATCAACTCCAACAAACACCCCTACAAAAACGACTACAAATACACCAACAAACACACCAACTAATACCGTAACACCAACAAACACACTAACACCAACAAACACACCTACAAATACGCCAACTAATACCGTAACACCAACAAATACTGTTACACCAACAAATACCCCTACATCACTATCACCTACAGGTAGTGTATGTGTTAGTGGTGCTGGAAGTGGGGTAAATGGTACGTATATATATTTTGGAACTCAAATAGTAAACGGATTTACTAGACCAATGTACGAATATGGTTATTTCAATGTTATACCTGTATCTACTTCAGGAGTAACAGTGTGGGCTATATATAACTATAATGATGAGGAAACTTATTATTATGGTAACACTACACCTATACCACAATATCCTTATCAGGAAACCTCGTGGAGAATAGTAACTGTTGGTGTTCTACCGTTACCCACAGTTAACGCGTCTGCTTGTACAGGACCTACACCTACACCAACAATAACACCCACTGTTACCCCAACAAACACACCAACTAACACTCAAACACCAACAAACACACCAACAAATACTCAAACACCAACAAATACTCTAACTCCGACACCTACAAAAACACCTACAAATACCCCAACAAACACACCGACTAACACTCAAACACCAACAATAACACCGACACCTACTAAAACACCTACAAAAACACCGACTAATACACCAACACCAACATTAACACCTAATATAGTTTACACATCTGTAACAATTTATAGTCAAATATGGACAAATAAAAATTTAGATGTTTCAACATACAGAGATGGAACGGTAATACCTCAAGTAACCGACCCAACCGAATGGTCAGAATTAACCGTTGGTGCTTGGTGTTATTTTAATAATAATTCAACAACAGGAGCAACGTATGGTAAGTTATATAATTGGTATGCTGTTGCTGGTATCGATGGTAGTGGAATACCAAGAAATTTAGCTCCTGTAGGTTGGCATGTCCCATCAAATAATGAATGGTTTACGTTAGTGAATAATTTTGTTTATATTGAAGATGATGGTTCCTGTCCTTATTGTTTTGATGGGTATAATAATTATAATCCAATCTCAGGACAATATTTAAAAGAAAGTGGAACAACTCACTGGTATGGTGTTAACATTTCAAATAATTACACAAAGTTTACGGCACTTCCAGGCGGTTATCGTGGGGTGGATGGTGGTTTTGGATTACTAGGACTTAGTGGTTACTGGAGAACTTTAGATTATGCCAGCCCAGGAATAATTATATATATGAATAATGGGGATAGTTCAGTAAGTTATGATTTGAGTGAGGATAATGAAGGTTATTCGGTCCGATTAATTAAAGATTATTAATAATAAACCCCCTCTGAAAAGAAGGGGTTTTTTTATGAAACCTTGTTATTTGTTTATTTTTTAAAATTTAGTTCCACAAGAAGAACAAAATTTATCAGAATCTTTTTTTCTTTTTTTACCACAATTACCACAATAAACTTTTAAATCTTTATTGTCATATTGTTTTTGTGATTCAGGTAATATCTTCCATATAGAAGTAGAACATGCGTAGTGATTAAACGATTTATTTACCGTTTGGAATGATTGGTCACTTTTACCACCTTTCTCAACTCTACCGGTCTCTAATGAATCCATAGTGACCTCTTTTTTACCACCGATATTTAAATTTCCCGATGAGGTATTAAACATTACTGAATTAATCCCCGCTGTTAATGTACTGTACGATGCCGTTCCGGTTGTTGAACCAGCAAACCCATTAGTTGTAAATGTAACTCCACCAGTATTTGTTGTGTGGGTAATTTGTTGAAATGACCCACCCGTGTTTGTGGAATAAGTTGGTCCACCAAATGAACCACCACAATAACTAATATTATTTGTCCACACCGGTTGTTTATACTCATCAAAGAAGTCAATAACAACATCCCCATTTCCGGAGATGGCATCCAACACCTCATTTGATGTTCCGTCAACCTCATAAGTTTCAAACTTGAATTTACGAGCATCGTCAAGATATCTCTCAAGGAAAATTCGTTGTCCCGGTTTAAGAACAATTCCTCCTCCGGAGATATAATTTCCGTCAAGTTTAATTTTAGATAATACTGTGTTAGTGGAGGGATTAAACAATTCTAGTTCAAATTCATCCCCATTTTTAAGATAGACATTTTGTCCAACTTGTTTAAGACGTTTTTTGTCTTTTGTAATGTAGGCACAAGGCGTACCTGTTTTTGTTTGGTAATACATAATTTCCTTATTTTATTTTTTATGTTTATTGAACTTCTCTTCGTTGGTATTAATTCCAACTCAAATGCCACTTTGGACACGAGAACCTCAGCAACAAGGTTTCATTTATAATTATAAGGATGTTTTGTTTTTTGTGAACGATAAAGTAAAAATTACTCAATAAAATGGATTACTTTATTGAGCAAAAATAACTTTATTAAAATGTCAGAACTTTTTTCTGCCATAAATCAAAAAAGTCGGGTCTTTTTATCATAGTCGACCAAATCTCAATTTCAGACATTCGATTTAACATATCATTTTCTTTTCTTAGTGACGACGGTAATTTAATCATAGTAGATAAGTCAGAACTTGATAATTTAACATTTGGTGTTGAGAATATTTGTTGCCACATATAAACGTCACTCCAAACATTTTTAGGGGCAGTCCTCCAACCAAACCTTAATTTTCGATATAAATCCATTGTGTGAGAAGCACCTGTTAAACTAATTGCGTTTTGTTTAGGCTTTAAATGATAGTCAACCCATTTTTTATCTTTTAAGTTAATTCTTAAAACCTTTACAGCATTATTTAATTCTACCATAACAGGTAATGGATGTGCGAAGTCACTATCAACCAACATATCTTTCATTACCTCAACGTGCTTAGAAAATAAAAGGTCATCATCCCCAAGGTAAGTAACAATATCAGATTTTGATTCAGAAATAATTCTATGTCTAGCAACTTCATTTCTACTAATTCTTTTTGGTTCGTCCTCAAACCTAACTCTATCATCAGTTTTAATTATATCACTAATAACATCTCTTGTATCATCAGTTACGCCATCACCAATAATAACTATATCCAAATCATCAACCGTTTGATTTTGTGCACTTTCAACAGAATATTTAAGTGTTGTGGGGTGATTATGTGTTGGAATAACCACCATAACTGATTTTACCATCTAAAAGGAACAATATCTATCGCTTCATCAGATTCATAAGGTAAATCAAGAGCGTCTGGTTTATCGTAGTTATACATTGAAGTTGGCATATTAATAATGAACGCCTCATTAGTTCCAATGTTTTTCCATCCGTGATATAAATTTGGAGAAATTGTTAATAAAGTCGGATTTTTTTCACTAACCTTAAATTCATTAACTAACCCATATGTTGGAGAATCAATTCTTCCATCATAAACAACAAAAGAAACCAACCCTTTAACCACAAACAATCTATCTGAACTATTTTGGTGTAATCCCCATCCTCTAACTCTACCAATCTCAGTAGTTGTTAAATGAACGTGAACAATAGGGTCAGTTATTTCTTCCCAATCAATTCTAGCAATCTCAGAAACAACACCATCATCGTGGGGTACAGGTCTAATATTTTTAATTGTTACACCATCAATAAGTGTTTGACTTAAAGTCTTATTGTTAGTTACCGCAGATTGTTTTTGATGTAATCTGTCTAACCCAAAAATTTTTACTTCATTTTCCATATTTATCTTTTTTTTAATTATAAACAATAAAATATAAATAATAAATAAAAAACCCCCAAGTTTCCTCGGAGGTTCTATGTAGAGTTAAATGGTATCCACACTTAGGCATCACTCTAAGACCACCGTTCACCACCTGTAAGAGCCTAACGATAGATATTGTACTTGCTTACACTCAAATATCAGCTGTGTCCTCGACAGGCTTCGAACCTGTATATCTCTCGGTTATGAGCCGAGCGCCTTCACCAATTTAGCTACAAGGACAATTATGGGTTTTTAATGAACCCATAAAACATATGTCAATCTATTGGTGGTGCTTAATGTACCTCCCAAATTTATCAACCCTCACAGAGAGTTTCTCCAATCTAAAGTTCCAATTATCGAACTTTCCTAAGCCAGATTTTACTCTCGCCTGTTTAACCGCAGATACTTCTGCCTTCTCACGTCCTTCTTCCGTAGTTTCTACGAAAAAAGTGGGAGCCTGAACACCAGTCTTACTGGTAGGGACTACTCTCCAAATTCTCAATTTCTGAGTCATAAATTTTAGCTAATAGCTAAAACTATGTGGAGTTGGGTTGGTTGTTTTTCATAATATTAAATTTTTTGTATCCGGAGAGGGACTTGAACCCTCAATCTCCTTTCGGAAAACTAGATTTTAAGTCTAGCGTGTATACCATTTCACCACCCAGATGTGTTCCCCCAATGAGATTAGTTTGGGGTAGATATTCACAGTTTTTCTATTCAAAACCCAACGCGTCTTACCGCTTAAAAGTCAACTATTACTTGGAGGTGAGTTAGTATGCTCCCCTTTTTTCCAAAGACCTCATCTGTAAAACCGTTTGAGGCGTCAGCCACATCATTATTTCGAACGATGCCAAATCATTGAGTATCTCTATCTCATTTGTTGTCAGAACAGGAATCGAACCTGTGCTGGACCAGAGGCCACTCACTCACGTAAGACCCCCGACCGAATACTACCACTATATCATCTAACAATTGAGCTTCCACGAGGAATCGAACCCCGTTATCTTGTGTACAAAACAAGCTCATCACCATTTATGTTTTGGAAGCCTGTCGCAGAGTATTTTTTTTAAGTAGAAGTCAACTCTGTCTCTTAAACTACTAAAAGAAACTGTCCAAGGTCTATCCTGCTTTCGCTGTCCAGATTTTTCTCTGTTTCTTATAACATCATCACTTCGGCCACATTGGGAGAACCGCAGTTCCCACGTTGTTTAAGGAGGTAGTTTGGCGGTGTATCACACCGAGTTATGATAATGTATTGTACCCCAGGAGGGATTCGAACCCTCAAAATCTTGTTCCTAAGACAAGCGTGTCTACCATTCCACCACCGGGGCAATTGATGGGACTTTAACCCATCTGTTGACTATAACAAAAACATAAAAAAAGAAAAATTAGTACCCCCACAGGGACTCGAACCCCGATACTATCCTTAGAAGGGATATGTCCTATCCATTGAACGATGGAGGTAATTAAAATAGTGTGACCAAATTTTTCACCATTGCGGTCTGAAGGAGTTGTGACTTCATCTCCACGTCCGTTATGGGTAATTACTCCCAGATGGATGACCGGTGCGCCGTTGTCTTTCATCATACTTTTCACCTACCTATGTGTTAAAGGGTTCCGGCAGTGTCCCCGAAGGTTACTTCATATAATTACTTTTTCACTATTTTTGAGCAACATGCCGGTCTCGAACCGGCCTTATTCCACATTGGAAGTGTGGTGCCATACCTACTAGGCGAATGTTGCAGTTTAGATGAACTTCGGACTTGTGTACCGAAATGAGACCCAATAATTAAATCACTAACCCTAGGTGTGGTCTATTCATCTATTTTTTTAAACTTATACCTTTAAAATAAATTTTAATTTTAAGCTTATAAGCTTAAACTTTAGTTTTAAGGATGTTAATCTCCTTCTCGATTCTTTTCTTATCAAAATCGGTTAAAGGGATTTTAGTACTCATAGTACCTTTTTCGGTTTTTACACCATTTTTTAATTGTTTCTCCAACATATCAAGAACTCTTTGTTGTCTTGACCTTTTTGCTACTGTAGCCATACGGATTTAGTTATTAAATTAGTAGCGTAGGGCAGGTAACGCTCCTGCTTTGGTCGGCTTATGAGACCGATGAGATACTATACCTCCCCCTCGCGATGTATTATTTTTGGCGGTCTACGTGGGAGTCGAACCCACTTTTTCGTTTACCTACTTACTACCGTGACAGGGTAGCGCAACAGCCGTTATGCGCGTAGACCAAAATTTTCAATTCAAAGGTGACAATCCTATAACAATTGAAAGAGAAAGAACCGTGTTTCCCGGGTAGTGACTTCCCGTATCCTGTCTTCCTGTTTTGTTTTACAAAGATAGTTATTAAATCTTTAATAACCAATTTTTTTCACACCATTTTATTAAGTGTTGGTAAATACCATTTAAATTTCACCGCCATTACTCTAACTGATATAATCACTAATGAAGTGGTTAGATATAACACATCTGAGTTTAGGTTAAATTTCCTAAGTATGAAGAACACAATCCCCCCCAATATACAAATGGTTGCATATATTTCTTTTTTAAATATAACCGGTATTTCAGCACATAGAATATCTCTAATCACACCACCAAAACAAGCGGTCATTGTACCTAATGCGATACATATAATGGGATGTAGACCAATGTTTATTCCTTTTTCTAATCCAATCAATGTGAATACACCTAAACCGATTGTATCGAATATAAACAGATATATTTTAAACTTCTCTATCAGTTGTTTGAATAGTAATGTTAATATAAATCCTGTTATTATTATAAAGATATAATCTATATTGACCATCCATCCTACCGGTGTTCTTCCAATCATTACATCTCTCAGTGTTCCACCACCTAATGCGGTTACGAATGTAATTATAAACACTCCGAATAAGTCCATTTTTTTATCTATGGATACTAAAGCTCCGGATATAGCAAATGCCAGTGTCCCTATTAGGTCTAATAAATTAAACATTAATCATTTATTTTAAATTAATTGGTCTTAACAATAGACCTTTTTTGTGGAGATATAGGGAGTTGAACCCTAATTTACGATTTGCAAAACCATTGTAATAGCCGTTATACTATATCCCCAATTTTGGATAGATGAGGTTCTATCCGGACCATGACCTTCTCCCTTGGGAGATGTCTGTTAAAATTATAGATTAAGGTATTGTACCAACACCAGCGGAATCGAACCGTTATGGTTGCCGGGAATCGAACCCGACATTCACTTAATCTTTCCCCAACCGCGGGAAAGAATTTCTTCATAATTTTAGTACTGCCACGGAGAATCGAACTCCGATTTTATGGATGAAAACCATAGGTCCTGACCGTTAGACGATGGCAGCGTCTGTATTACCAATATGTCAATTAACTTGTTATTTTTTGATGTTACAAAGATAATACTTTATTTCATTCCACCAAAATTTATTCTTCAATAATATTATTTAGAACCAAATTTAATGCGTGGTCTTCATCCCACTCTGATTCATCAACAACATTTTTTAATCCGTAGGTTACTCCCAATATCGGTGAGTAATCCATAACCAATTCTTCTCTAATCATAATAGTTATTATTTTTTTGTTATTTTATCAACATAATGTTTACCGATAACAATTAAAACTACTAAACCAATAAACATTAAACCAACGATAATCCCCAATTGTTCTTCTGTGTATCCCATGTCTTTAATTTGTTTTTTTCCAATTATTAGTATTATAAATGCAAAATTCTGAACCCACTTGGGCGTTTCTCCAATCATTCGGATATAGATAAAACAATTTATCATCACCGGTACATTCATTTCTAATTACAACAGAATAATCTCGTACTCTATTACTAATTACTAAACCACAATTACAACTCACATACTCATCGACAGAACAAGATAAGATTAGTGGGATGGACATAATTAAAATCAATTTTTTCATAATTTATTTCTTTTAAACTTCTAATTCCAATCTTCATATTCTATACTACCATCATCATCCCAAGCGTCTTCCTCTTCATCTTCATCCTTTAATCCACACTCACCTCTAAAATCTAAGTAAGGTATCATATCATCTTCGTGAGCATTCTTTTGATGTTTCACCCAAGATTCTCTACATTTTTCTTCTGTCATGATTTCTTGTTTCATAATCCTTTTATTTTTGACAAAGATACGACTTAATTTCATTCTGCCAAATATAAACCAAAAAAAAATCCACCTTTTTTGAAGATGGATTTTAGAATATTTTTTTACTTAAATATATATCATACCATCACTGTCTCAGTTGTATCTCTACCCTCAGTTCCCGCTATCGTAAGTAATATGTTTAAAGTTTGCATTTTTTGTGTTATTGTGATTTCTAATAAATATACGACATTTTGTGAAAGTGTCAAGTGGTTTTAAAATTATTTTTTTAATTCATCTCAATTTCAAGATATTTATAGTAAATAAACTTTTAAAAATTCAATTATGAATCAAGAACAAATTTTTGGTGTTATTCGCCACGTATTCACTGCCGTTGGTGGTATTGTCATTGCACAAGGTTATATATCTGACGGTATGTACACTGAATTATCAGGAGCGGTATTAACATTAGTTGGTGTAATTTGGTCAATTGTTGCTAAAAAACCTACAGTATAATAAACTGAAAAAGGTTAGAGAAATCTAACCTTTTTTTTATGCCTATAAGTTAAATAAAAAAAGTTTAACAACCCCGCCCTCGGGTCGTAGCGGGCAACTTGAGAATCACTTCTCGTGGGAATTCCGGAATTGGTTGTGTTCCTCACCGGCGTACTAGTCCTTATCTATCCTTTACCGTATTTCTACGGTGCTACTATTGGGAGGTCACCCCTATCAACACAACTAGTCCATTAGTTTTTTAGAGTATGGACACCCCGGTTGTTAAACTTTTTAATTTAATATTCTCTTACATAACGGCGATAATCGCCGGTATTTAATATTTTTGTAAAACAACAGACGGCTTTGAAGTACATCCACACCAACAATTATGACCGACTTCACCTTATGTGGAAGTTTAGTTTTACAATATCTATAAAGATTTACCCCAGCCTTTAGGTCGCTATTAATACCTTTAATCCTTATTCTCAAATTAATTAATACAGGAATCGAACCTGCGTCTGGGCCGTCACCCCGTAGTACCACTCTACTAATTTTTCATTTTACCTTCCGGAGATAACTTTCGTCTGTCACCTTATTCAACCTTATATGAATAAATCTTTTGCACGCCATCAAAGAATCGAACTCTGTCCTATGGGTTTGGAATCCATTTGGCTACCTTAGCCTATGACGCATTTTTATTGAGTTCAGGGTCGGATTCGAACCGACGAGGACTTTCGTCATTGGTTTTGCAGACCAATCTAATCAACCACTCTAGCACCTGAACATTTAAAGTAAAATATAATTTACAAATACACCCATTTTTGTAAATTATATTTAATGTTAATTTAATATCCTATTTCATCTTTAACCTCCCATTGTTTATCAATGGGAATTCTTTCAATCTTTTCCACCGGAACAAATCCGTCAAATCCTTTGTCTTTAACATCTTCAAAATGTTCTATGGTGTCCAAGTAAAATCCAAATTGATATCTAACGTATTGGAACTTCTCTCCGTCCCAATAAGCGACGTGGTTGTTTCTACAAAAACCATTATACCACCCCTCAACCATTTCATTTTTTGGTATCATCATTTCTATTTTTATATTAGCACCCTCTTTCTTATTATCAGGTATACGTCTGATTTCATTTCTCTTTCACTGAATATGTAAGAGTAGGGTCACGTAGTTACTGGATGAACCCAAATAACTTACTTGCTGAGAACTCATTTGTGTTGATAGAGGCGTTCTCTATACGTTTAATTTACCTTTTCCCCTCTCACCGGGAACAACACATCCAGCCATTACTGACAGGTATCTTTATGTAAATTTAATTATGGTAAGCAGGGCGCCTGGTATTATCTTCTAGAAGACAGGGACAAACTTATACTCTTACCTTTTGGACTATGCCTAGCCACTTTCCCATTTCATTTATAATTAATTTACAAAGGTTCGATGTTCAGCCTATTTTTTACAAAGATACAATTACATTTCTACTTTTAAGAATTTTTCTCAAAAAAACTAATCTTTTTCTATGATTAGTGTACTCATCAGCATCATTGGCTTTGTGACCTCTAAATATTGATTCGGTTACCTCACATTCAAGTTTAATAATTTCGGTTATTATCTCCTCCGTGGTTAGATTACTTTTTTTCATATCTTCTCAAATTCGTCTTCAAATCCGTACCACTCATCACCATTTTCATCTTCGTACCAACATTTGTATTCTCGCTCGTACCGATTCCAATCAACTCTGATTAATTCAACTTCATCTCCACCATCTTTGTTTTTAACCACTTCACCCACTTGGAATGCTTGTGGAGCATAATTATCAATTGTTTTACTTTGAACAATTAAATCCCCAACACTTTTAACCTCATCGGTTTGGATGTTGGTGTATTTTCCACCGGATGATAATTTCCACCCATTACTATACAACCAAATTGTAAAATCTAAAATCTCTTTTTCTAATAACATAATACATCAGTTTTTGTGAGGACAAAGATAATACTATTTTCTACCCAATCCTACAATCGTAACACTTTTAATCTTTTTTTTACCTTTTTTCACTTTTTTCTCAACTTTTGGTTGGGAAGCTCTATTTTGTAACGACAATACCTTTCTAGTTACTTTACACATTTTTTCTAAAATCTCTAATGATTCAAGATTCTTAAAGAAAACTGTGAGAAGTTCTTCCGATTCGTCTGAAGAATAAACATTATCACCAATCATTCTTGGTTTTAATAATTTATTAAAACTAATAAAGGGTGTTTGAGTAATATTCTCAATTCCCGCACCCATAGACAATTCTCCCAATCCCGCAACAACAATACTTTTTTTCATAATTTTTATATATTTAATTTCGACAAAGATAATACAATTTTTTAAACTACCAAACTTTTTTTAAAAAAATAAATATGGTTCCCATTCTTTTGGGATGTCGTGATGAACTTGTTTCATTAACATCAAATAGTGAGGTCTTCTGGGTTGAGGGATTTCTTTACCATACTCCTCTAACGTCAAATTGGACTTCTCACCGTTACATCTCCTACAAGCGGTAACCAAGTTATCCCAACTATCTTTACCCCCCTTAGATTGAGGCACTACGTGGTCCAAAGTTAATGTCTTTCTATTATTACATCCACAATATACACACTCAAAATTATCTCTACGATAAACATTCTCTCTATTTAAAGGAACTTTTTGTATGATTTGATTCACATATTTATAAACTCGGATAATGGATGGTTTTTTAATATCCAATTCGGGATTCACTAATTTAAATGATTCCGGATGTTCGTTTATAACATCGGCATTACCTTTATAAGAAATGACGAAAGCCCTCTCTGTGGAAATAATACTCCTCGCCATATAACTTGAATCCAAGACCAAAGTTTTTTGGTAACTACTCACGATTATTAATTTTTAATTAAACATTTTTTTTTTGTGACCCCGGATGGATTCGAACCATCACTCTACGCATTAAAAGTGCGTGGCTTTGCCAGTTAAGCTACAAGGTCATTATTCGGCTCATTTCACATTGTTATTCGGCTCAAAATCCTCATATTATGAGCCGAATAATGGTGGTTTGTGAGCCACATTTGTCGGTACGGATGGACTCGAACCATCGACGACCATTTCATCAGAATGGGCTTCTACCACTGAATTACGTACCGAATAAATTATAGTGTAATTCTCTATGACAATTAGAACATAATAAAATACATTTATCTAATTCTTCTTTTATTTTATCCCAAGACATATTCATATTACTTGAAGGTGCAAAATCTTTTTTTTCAGGGTCTAAATGATGAAATTCTAACGCAATTACACATTTTTTATATCCACACTTAACACATTCTCCCCCTTTATATTCAACGGCTCGTTCTTTGTTTCGTCGTCTAAAACTTTTTACGTGTAAATAATTATTTCTAATTCTTTCTTCATCGGTTAATAATGTTACTTTTTTTTCCACATAATATTTTACGGAATGTGGAGACATATTAAAAAAATCTGCAGTTTCTTGTCTAGTGTGTGTTTGATAATATTCATTAATCTCCTTAACTTTATCATCAGATAACCTTACTTTACCATCTGCTCTACCACCTAAACCATTATCTTTACAATATTTACTAACCGTTGATTTGGCTAAACCTGTTATTTTTTGTATTACATTAACACTTTTTCCTTCTCTTCTTAATTCTAAAACTTTTTCTTTCATACTTACACCCTTTTTATTATCATTACCTGATAATTATAAGTATCTTGGTTTTAGTGAAAAACCATATTTAATTAAAAACATTTTAACACGATTGTCGGGTAGACAGGACTCGAACCTGCAATAAAATGTCCTCATCCCAAATGAGGCGACTTAGCCAATTAGTCTACTACCCGAATTTAATTAGTTGAGTTTATAACATCTTTATCCTACTAAGGCAAGGACTCCATTTGGGGTTCCGTTGATTGATGTCTCTTTATACCCCCTCACGGAACAAGTGGGGGAACTAATTAGTGGAGAGCAGAATACTCGAAATCCATCCGTTTTACCGAACCACTCGCTTAGCAGGCGGTGACAATACCCTGATTGTTTTACTCTCCATTTTGTGTCCCCAAGAGGATTTGAACCCCTATCTCTGATGCCGTAAATCAAAATTCTATCCGTTGAACTATGGAAACAATTTGAGGTTGAGAACTCCTCTGTGTCGATAGAGGCGTTCTCTATACGTTTAATTTACCTTTTCCCCTCTCACAGGAACAACACATTTCATAACCTTAATTTATAAATTTCTTTATAGTCATCCAAAGCGTTCTTCAGATTAACAATACATTCTCGGTAATTAACATCATCACCTAAATCAAATCTTTCATTTTCCTCTTCTCTCTTGAATAACACTTTTAACGAATTATCAATGTTAGATAAAATATCCAAGTAAATCAATTCCTTATCTTTGGACTTCTTTAAATCAAATTTTAAATCAATAATGATTCCTTCCAATTCCTCGATTTTGTCTTCTTCTTCCATAACAAATAATTAAGTGTGAAAGGTGGGACTCGAACCCACAATCTCCTGAACCACAATCAGACGCTTTACCAATTCAGCTACAATCACCATATAAAACCCCACTTCCCCGGCTTAACGGACCGAGTGCCATATAGGAGGTGTGGGGATAACCTCGCTCTTCCGGGTGGGCTCGAACCACCATAAATTGATTAACAGTCAACCGTAATAACCCTTATACGACAGAAGAATATTTGACCACTATGTTATTTTGCGAACGTATGAAGCTCGTATCATTATTAAGTCATAGTAGTCCAAGGCGTTACGCACCCATCTGGTAACTTTACTTCTCTTGAGTCCGGGTAAGCGCTTACCAACTCGGGGGTTGTTTCCTTGTTTGTGGGGACTACCGGTTACGCTCCGGTCTCCTTGATTCTTCAGACCAATGCTTTCACTAGATTAGCTTAATCCCCAATTAAAATGATGGTGAGATACCCGTTTCGTCTCACTCTTGACTGCTTAATAGTAGTTTTACTGTGCACAGGCAGAGGGTTATAATTTCGTTT